CGCTGGGCCAGTCAACAGTTCTGCCCCAAAAACCCCAGGAAACTTGCCACTCAGCGCGGCACGCGGTCAGGCGGAGAGCACGGCCCGTATGGGAACTGGCGGAGGGAGTGCACCCGGATTCGAACCGTCGCCGACCTGTTGCGTGGGAGACTGCCGGCAGGTGCCACGGTCGGGCCTCAGTGAAGCTCTGGCTCTATTGGGTTAGTGAAAGGCCGGCGTACGTCCGCCTGAGCAAAAGAATACCTCCTCGACGTGGAGTTCCGCGCCATGAATGAAGGTATATCTTGCTTTTCGGATCCAAAAAGCCATATGCAAAACGATAACTTCCCTAGCGGCCGAGCTTGGCCGGGCTTGGGCAAGAGATGGAACCGTAATTTAGCATGGCTTTGCGGACCGCCGACATCCTCTATAAGGACCGGCTGGCAGGCGCCCTCACAGAGACGGCCGGCCGTGGGACCCGCTTTACCTACGCCCCGGGCTGGACCGAGGACATCGCCTGCTGCTTCCCGGCGGTTCGGCGGGAACATGAATGGGCACAGGGGCTCCACCCGTTCTTCGAGCATCTCGCACCAGAAGGTTGGCTGCGTGAGCAGCAGGCTAGGGTCGCTCATGTCGTCGAGGAAGACGACCTCGGTCTTCTCCTGCGATATGGCGCAGACTGCATTGGTGCTGTGAGCCTGCGCCCCCCTGACGAGCTAGCCCCAGCTCCTGAGATCACTGAGGCGACGGCGAGCCCCGGCAGGACGGTCTCCGGTATCCAGAAGAAGCTGCTCGTGGTGAAGGACGGGAACGGCTTCCGACCGGCAGCCTCGCAAGGGCTTGCGCCCTACATTGCCAAGTTCAACTCGGAGCGGATCAACACCCTGGTGCGCAACGAGGCTCTGAGCCTCCGCTGGACGGCCGCAGTGCTCGGCGCGAACGAGGTCACGAAGTTCGAACTGGCCCATGTGTCGGTGGTCGAAGAGACAGCTCTTATCGTCAGCCGATTCGACCGGGGGGCACGCGGCGAAAAGCTAAGGCTTGAGGACTGCGCGCAGATCCTTTGCAAACCGCGCGGGCAGGATTACGCGGGCAAGTACGATGCAGCGTATGAGGATATTGCGTCGATCATCAAACGGTACTCGGCGCGCCCGCCAATCGACCTGTTGCGCTTCTACCGCCGCCTGCTTGTCTTCGCGCTCGTCGGGAACTGCGATGCGCACCTGAAGAACTTCTCGCTGCTCGAAACACCCGCAGGACTACGCCTGTCGCCTGCCTATGACGTGTTGAATACCGCGATCTACGATGGCTTCGATCAGACGCTGGCGCTCACTATCGGCGGGCGCAAAGTAAATCTGGATGCAGCCGACGGTCCCCTGCTTCGCCGCTTTGGGCTGGAGATCGGCTTGCCGACGCGAGCGGTCGACCAGACCTTCTCGGATCTCAAGCGGCAGGTACGCAAGGCCGCGCCGATCATCACTCCGCCCGCGGCGGAAGGCCCGGACGGCTTCGTAACCCGTTTCGCAGAGATCGTGACAAACGCATGCCTGAGAATCCTTGGGGAATAGCGCCGTTGAACTGGCGAGCGCTGGTCGACGAGGCCATGCGGCGACGAAAGGCCGAGAAGCTTACTCAGCGGGAGCACGCCGCGCTGGCGAGCGTCAGCGTTCCGACAATGGCAGCCTTCGAGCGCGGAGAAACGACGCTCACCTTGTCCAAGGCGTTCGACATCTTGCGCGTCGTCGGTCTGGTAGACGAGCAGACCGAGCAGGGAGCGCAGGAAGCATTTGTGCGCGAAGCATTCGAGCGTTGGCGCAGGCTGACGGAAGGGCTGCCGAAAGACTCGCCCGGGCGGTTCCCGCATGGCTGGTATCGATTCGATTACTGCGTCGAAGGCGATTTGAAAACGCTCAGCCTCACAGCCTTCGAGGAAATCCTCGACAAGGCGGTGACGAGGCATACGGGGTGGCCAGTGTTCTGGGTTCCGCAGAGGCCCGAGATCGCGCCGCGCGAAGTGGACGGCACGATTGAGTGCTGGCTTGCCCCTGAAGGGCATGAGGGCATTGAACGTGGCTTCAGTGATGCAGCCCACAGCGATTTCTGGCGCGCGGCGCCGAGCGGCCGGCTCTTCCTTATCCGTGGATACCAAGAAGACAGCCAGGAGACGTTCTCGCCAGGCACAATCATGGATACGACGCTGCCCATATGGCGCATGGGCGAGGCACTGCTGCATGCCGAGAAATTCGGCGCGCTCATGCGGGGGAATGACCGCGCACCGCTGACGATCCGCTTCAGAGCGTTATACTCCGGGCTAGGCGGCCGCGTACTGCGCTCTTGGGCAAACCCCTTGGCCGATCTCCTGATCGAGGGGCATGCCGCTCGGAGTGATGAGGCAATGCTTGAGACTGCCATCCCTGCCCAGGGCGTCACTGCTCGTCTGGCTGAGCACCTCTTTCCACTGGTCTCCTCGCTCTACGAACGCTTCGGCGTTGTTGGTCTTTCTGAGAGCCGAGTAAAGGCCGAAGTCGATCGGCTGCTCAACAGTCGTTCTCGCTGAGGCCTACTGCCGAAGGGCCGGCCATCACTCGGTACTCTCTGGGCCGACATTGGAGCCCGGCTCATCCAGCGCCGACAAGGCCTGCCGGAGATAGACCCTGACTGCGTCCAGATCCGGCGAAGGCTCAAAGCGATCACGCTGCGCGAGGCGCAGCACAGCGAGGAAGACGGCATCGGACCCGGCCATCAGGGCGATGAGGTGTTCACCGCGCGGGCCACGCTTTCCGCCGATCCATCCCTTCACAGCGCGTTCGCTGGCGCCCGTCCAGCGCATGATGGTCTTCGCTGAGGCGCCGTCCGAGGTCATTTCGCATCGCAGCGCGTCGGCGATCGCGCGCGCATAGCCGACCGGCGGCTGCGAAGCCATGTCGGAGAAGGGCAACTTCTTGCCCTTCGAGTGCAACAAGTTGCCCTTCTTCGTCCGCACAGCACATTCCACTCCCGATATCATGAGAGTGAAGGTGCAATGCGCTCGACCGCCCCGCCCGGCATGTCGCGACGTGACGATGCTGCTGCGTTCCTTCCCGAAGGACTGTGCGAAGGGGACGTACCGTGGTCGATGCAGCAGCAACCGGCGCAGGGGGAGGACTCGATCAGACACCCCCACGCACCAGGGCTGCCGAGTACGTGCGGATGTCCACCGACCATCAGCGCTACTCGACCGAGAACCAGGCGGATGAGATCCGCGAGTACGCGGCGCGGAACGGCATCGAGATCGTTCGCACATATGCCGATCACGGCAAGAGCGGGCTGAGCATCGCGGGGCGTGACGCGATGAAGCAAATGCTCGCCGATGTTGAGGCCGGGCAGGCCGACTTCACCCTGATCCTCGTGTACGACGTCAGCCGCTGGGGGCGTTTCCAGGACACGGACGAAAGTGCCTACTACGAGTACAAGTGCAAGAAGGCCGGGGTCCGCGTGATCTACTGCGCGGAGCCATTCGAGAATGATGGCAGCATCGCTTCCGAGCTCCTGAAGAGCATCAAGCGTACCATGTCAGGGGAGTACAGTCGGCAACTCGGGAACAAGGTGTTCAAGGGTCAGTGCCGCCTCATCGAGTTGGGCTTTCGGCAGGGCGGCTCGGCGGGCTTCGGGCTGCGCCGATTCCTGATCGATGGCGCCGGAGCGCCGAAGGGCGAACTCACTCGCGGCCAACACAAGAGCATCCAGACCGACCGCGTCGTACTGACGCTCGGGCCTATCGATGAGGTCGAGACCGTCCGCTGGATCTACTGCAGCTTCGTGGAGGACGGCCAGAACGAGGAGGCGATCGCGCGCCTGCTGAACGAGCGCGGGATCCTGAACGATGTCGGCAACCCCTGGTCTCGAGGGAATGTCCACCAAGTCCTGATCAACGAGAAATACGTCGGCGACAATGTGTGGAATCGCGTCTCAGCGAAACTCACTGAGCGACGGCGCAAGAACACGCCCGATGAGTGGATCCGGCGCGATGGCGCCTTTCCTGCCGCGGTGGACCGGCTGCTCTTCGATGCGGCGCAGGTCATCATCCAGGAACGCTCGCGCAAGCTCACGGACGACGACATGCTGGAAGCCCTTCGTCGGGTGCTCGCGACGCATGGGCGTCTAACCGGAATCCTGATCGACGAGGCCGATGACACGCCGTCGAGCAGCGCTTACGCGCAGCGCTTCAAGAGCCTGCTGAGGGCGTACCAGCTGATTGGCTACACGCCAGAGCGCGATTTCGCCTTTCTGGATGCCAATCGCGCGGTGCGTGAGATGCATCCATCCGTGATGGCGGGGGTCATGGCCGGCCTGGAGCGTGCGGGGGGCACGGTTGTGCGCGATCCCGAAACCGACCTACTCACGATCAATGACGAGTTCACGGCGGCCGTTGTGATCTCGCGATGTCGGGTGGCTGCAAGCGGAATGCGGCGCTGGCTCATCCGGTTGGATGAGGGCCTCACCCCAGACATCACGGTGGCCGTTCGGCTGGAGCCGGGCGAGACGACGACGCTCGATTACTACCTGCTGCCCTGGATCGACCTGCAGCTTGCGTCGCTGCGCCTGCGGCAGGCCAACGGCTTCGGCCTGGACGCCTTCCGGTTCGACACGCTGGAGCCGTTCTTCGACCTGGCAGCACGGGCTCCGATCAGGGGAGTGGGATGATGACCGAGCGAGACACCAGGAGCGAGGCGCAGGCCATCCCTGTCGACCTCATTCACATCTCCAACCCGCGGGCACGTAGCCCTCGCGCCTTCGACGAACTCGTCGCCAGCATCGCCTCAGTCGGTCTGAAGCGGCCGATCACAGTCGCGGCGCGGTCCTCCACCGAGGGGAGTCGGTATGACCTCGTCTGCGGCCAAGGGCGTCTCGAAGCCTTCAGAGAGTTGGGCCAGACGACAATTCCGGCGGTGATTGTCGAGGCCGACCCGGAGCAGCTGCAAATCATGAGCCTGGTGGAGAACCTGGCACGGCGCCAACACCATGCCCTTGACCTTCTCCATGACATCCAGGGCATGCGCGAGCGCGGGCATTCCGAAGCCGACATCGCCCGGAAGACAGGATTAACCGGGGAGTATGTTCGCGGCGTCCTCCGCCTGATCACGAAAAGCGAGACGCGCCTGCTCACCGCGGTGGAGAAGGGAACCATCCCTGTCAGCATCGCCGTCGATATTGCCCTGGCCGCCGATACCGATACCCAACGCGTGCTGCAGGAAGCCTACGAGAAGAACTTGCTGCGCGGCCACAAGCTCATGGCCGCCAAGCGCCTCGTTGAGCAGCGTCGCAGGAAGCGAGGTTACGAAGGAGAGCGCGATCGCGGGGCACGCGCACGCCCACTGTCGCTCAACGCGCTGGTACGAACCTACCAGCAGGACACCGAAAAGAAGCGCCTTCTCGTTCGCCGAGCCCAGGCGACGCGCGATCGGCTTGTCTTCGTCCTTGAGGCGCTCCGCGCCCTCATGGCTGACGCAAGCTTCGCCGGGCTGCTTGCGGCTGAGCGCATCGACACCTTGCCACGCAGCCTGAGCGAGCGCCTCCGTGCGCGGGAGGGCGCATGATGGCGAAGTCCCCGCAAGGCCAAGCGGTTCATGCGTGCTTCGAGCAGAAGCTCGTCTCGCTCCCGATCAGCCAGATCGACTTCCTGCGACCCGTTGCGCCAAAGGTGCGCCGATCCGCGAAGTATGCGCGCATCGCGGCGTCGATTGCCGAAGTCGGAATCATCGAGCCGCCGGTCGTTGCACGATGCTCGCCGGACAACGATCGGTACCTTCTGTTGGATGGGCACCTCCGCGTTGATGTCCTCGCATCTCGCGGAGCGGAGAACGTCGCTTGCCTGTTGGCCACTGACGATGAAGCCTTCACCTACAACAAGCGGATCAGCCGCCTCGCGGCCGTGCAGGAACACCGCATGATCCTGAAGGCGATCGAGGACGGCGCATCGGAGCAGCGCATCGCACGCGCACTGAACATCGACGTGCAGACGCTTCGGGCAAAGAAGCGCATGCTGGCCGGTGTGTGTCCAGAAGCAGTAGACCTGTTGAAGGACCGCTCTATCGCGGAGGGCCTGTTTCGCGTCCTGAAACGAATGCAGCCGTTGCGCCAGATCGAGGCAGTGGAGCTCATGATCGCGATGGACCGCTTCACGATCACCTATGCCGAAGCATTGCTGGCGGCCACACCGCAGAACCAACTCGTGGCCGACGACCAACCAAAGCAGGTTCGCGGCCTGACGCCCGAGCAGATGGCGCTGATGGAGCGCGAAAGCAGCCAGCTCGAGCGGGAACTGCGGGTTGCTGAGCGGAGCTATGGCCCGGACCATATGCATCTCGTCGTCGCACGCGGCTATCTCGGCAGGCTGCTCGGGAACGCCCGCGTGGTTCGATACCTTGCCCAGCAGCACCCAGAGTTCCTCGCAGAGTTTCAGCGGATCATCGAGGGCGACACAGCAGCAGCATGACACCCGGTGGGCCGGGCGGGGCTGGCCATTGAGATGGGGACCCGGACCCGAAAGCGCGGGGACCGCCGGAGACGCCGCACGGTGAGGCGGATCGAGGGCGGTGGTGGAGATGGCGGCGAACCCGCTGGTGCCCACCAGGCCGGCCGCCATGGGACCGGCCGAACAGTGGAAGCGTGCCCGGCACAGCGACAGCGCCGGGCACGCCTTCCGCCGAGCGCGCATTGGGCCATCACCGCGCTGATGCCCCGTTCCATTGGATCATCTCCATTGGCGTTGACGCAGGAGACGACAGCGATGCCTGGCATAGAAGACGATCCTCGGTTTCCTCGCGGCCCGATTGGCCCTGAAGAGCGGGAGGAATTCATTCGCCTGATGGAGGCACTTGGTGACGATGGGCGCGCAACGGTGATGGCTCTCGCCAGGCACTATGCTCGACAGAGGGGCATGGCTTGGGTGGACGCCGTGCCCGCCATGAAGCCGCAACGCAAGCGGCTCGGTCGTGGGGGCTGCTCGCGACGCCGCACATGATCGTCGACGATGTGCGCTGATCGGTCACGGTACTCTGCGCTTGCGCGCGGCCACGGAGAGTGTCACCGCCCCGAGATCGAAGGTGGCGGCGGAGATGTTCCTGGCCATGACGCGCACCGTGTTGTTGGACCACGCCGCGGCATCGAGTTCGATGAATCGCGTCGACGACGCCAGCGCCGCATGGGCAAGGTCCCCCTGCCGCGCACCGGGAACGGTGACATCCAGCAAGCTGGTCGCCCCCGGCGCCAGTGACGGCAGGTCCCACGCAACATCTGCAGCGAACTCCCGCTGCCCGATGGGCAGGGCGGGCGTGCCGCAGAGCAGCGCCGGTGCGGCCTCTGGCAGGCCATACAGGCGCAGCGCCTCGACCTCGATCTGCCCGTCGAAGCCGACGATGCCGATCTGCGCGAAGGCAACGCCGGGTCCGAGCCGTACCGTCATGCGCTTGTTTAGTGAGGCGTCGGCCATGGCCGCACCGCCGGTCCAGGCTTGGGACGGGATGTTCCACAGCAGTGTGGTGATCGAGGCCAGCGCATCGCCGGCGACATTCTCCCGCACATTCATCGCCGCATCGAAGCAGCGCACGAAGATCCGCCCGCCGTCCGCCCCGTCGACCAGGGAGTGCACCAGGGCGAACTCCTTCGCCTGGCTGCACTCCACCACGAAAGCCAACCCCCGCTGCGCCTCAAGCAGCAGCCCGCGGGCGGTCGGCGTGATGTCGTCCAGCCCGTTGAAGGACAACCCAGCGAGCGTGGTGGCGCTGGTGGTCGAGGTGGCGACCACCGCCAGCCCCTCCACGCCGATCTCGGTCGCGCTGTGGCGGAAGGCCTGGGCCCGGACATTCGGCACGGCCCCCAGCAGCCGCAGATGTCGCGACGCCGGGGCGCGATGGCGGTTGAGCACGGTGTTGCCGCAGCGGGTGGCGGTCGCGGTGTAGTCGATGCCAACCTGATAGGTGTTGGACCAGGCCACCTCGTACTCGCAGTCCTGCGCCGCGGCGGCGTGCCGGGCGACGATCGGCGAGCAGGCTTCCATGCGCAGCGCCCGGCCGATGACCGCCGAGCCACTGGTCTCGTTGAGGAAAGGGATCGCCACATTCGGATCGAGCTGGCGCAGCTCGAAGTTCGGCGCGTCGAAGACGTGCCGGTTGTGGTTGTTGTAGGCACCCTCCGCCTTGGACAGCCGGATCCCGAAGCGATCAAGGCTGGGATTAATCCCCGTCGCGATGGCGAAGTGCCCGCCATAATAGCGGATGGAGGTGTTCCAGGCGGTGGCGGTGGCGCAGCGGATATCGAGGCCGATGCGGTTGTTGAGGATGCGGCCGAGATGGAAGGTGCTGTCCTCGACGCCGCGGCCGTCACCCAGGGTGCGCATGCCGATGGTGAAGCCGGAGACGAGGCGGATCTCGACCACCGAGGCGTCGATGTTGCGCACCAGGATGCCGATGTCGGCCTCATCGAGCCAGTCGGACTGGGTCTGCCGGATCACCTGCAGCCCGGCATAGTGCTTCTCGCCATTGCGGACGGTGCCGCCATCGCCAAGGGTCAGCACGGTGGCCGGGCCAGTGCCGGTGTAGCGGATGATGCCGTGCATGAGCAGCCCACGGGCGCCACCGCCGAGGACCACACCGGCAGAGACGTTCCAGGTGCCGGGCGGGATGACCGCGAACTTCTGGTCCGCCGCGGCGCGATCGAAGGCCGCCTGGATGGCAGCGCGATCGTCGGCGACGCCGTCGCCCAGGCCGCCGAAGTCGGCGGGCAGCACGGTCTCGCGGTCGCGCAGGTACTTGGCGAGATCGGTCTTGCTGACCGCGGTGTCGAGCACCAGCAGGTCGTCGATGCGGGCGGGCATGATGGATTTCCCTACAGCGCGGTCGCTGTCACCGGCCCGACGAAGGCAGAGACGTTGCCCTCGGCCGAGACGGCGCGCAGCCAATACCAACGGGTGTCGCCGACGGTCAGGCCGGTGCGGTCCCAGAAGAGACTGGTCGGCTCCTCGGGCAGCTTGACCGCCGCGGCGAGGCTGCTGGAACTGGCCTCGAACACCTGCAGCCGGACGGCGTCGGGCGGGAAGCCGCCGGAGAGGCGGATGCCGCCGGCGATGCCGGTGGCGGTGGGCGCCGCCACCGCGGCCGGGACCAGCGCCTGCCGCCAGCCCGACACCGCCCCACTGCGCGCCACCGCGCGCACCCGGAAGCCGGTCGGCTCGGCGGTGGGGATGGCGGCCGCGGTGGCGCCCAGGGACCCGCCGTAGCCCTGCCAGGCCGCCACCGAGGCGGGCAGGAACTCGACCTGGTAGCCAGCGAGGTGCGAGGAGCCGACCGCGGCCCAGGACAGGGAGAGCACGGCAAAGGCCGTCGTCTGCGGCGTCTCCACCGCGATGCCGGCGGGCGTGGCGATGACGCCGGGGTTGGGCAGCACCACGGCGGGATTCGATCCGGTGGCGCGCTCATCGACCGCCGGGTTCCAGTCCCACACCGCGGCATCCTCCTCCTCCAGGGTAAGGTCGACACCGCCCTCGGCCGCCAGCGACCAGGCGGTGACCCGCGCCGGGAAGGGCGTGAGCCGGTCGAGGGCGACCGTTGCAGCCTCCCAGGGCCGCAGCCGCAGCGCCGAGAGGTTGGCGGGGAAGGCGACGGTGCGTTGGCGGCGGTTGCGCTCCAACTCGACCTTCATCAGCCGCTGCACGGTGGCGACCGAGGTGGTGAGCGGGAATTCGAGGTCGCGATAGATCATCTCGCCGCCATCCTGGGCGACGTAGTTGCTCGCCAGCAGCGGCGGGGCGTCGGTCGGCTGCCAGTTGGCGGCCGGCTCGACATAGACGGCGCGCACCCCGTTGAAGAGGTCCCGCCGCGGCCGGGCGCCCTGGATGGTGACGTCGCCACGAAGGTCGTCCGAGGTCAGGGTGGCGGCCGGCAGCGCCGGCGCCCCGGCATGGATGAAGAACCGCCCGCCCGAGACCACCAGCGCGCCGGCCATGGCAGCGGCGAGCTTGCGGGTGATGGCGATCTTGCCCTCGGCGAGCGACAGCACCCCGTTGGCGGTGTAGCGGCGCTCGTAGACCCCGGCCCTGGTACCGACCAGCTCGTCGCAGACATTCGCAGCCGCCATCAGCGCCGGGATGTCGATGTCGGCCCAGGACGCGCGCCAGCCGAAGGGCGCGGTCAGGTACCAGGCGAGCAGCAGGGCGGGGTTGTCGGTCCATCCCACCATGCCGGTGCGCGGGTCGAGGATGGTATCGGCGCCCTCGACGAGGGCGGCGATGTTGGGCGGGCCGGCGGGGAAGGCCTCGGCGGTGAGTTTCAGCCGCACGGCGATATAGGCGCGGCCGCGGCCGCGATGCTCAGCGGTCCATTGGCCACCGGTCTCGGCGATCAGGTTGGCGTCGGCCGCCTGGTCTGGCTCGCCCAGGTGCCGGTCGATGCGCACCAGCCCGGCGAGCGAGCCGTCGCTCTCGCCCTTGTCGCCGAGGAACACCTCGCCGATGGCGCGGACGCGATGCGCGGCCAGCACGACCACGGAATAGAAGTAGCCGTCCGCGCGCCCCTCATCATCGGTCGCCGAGTGCAGGAAGACGATGGGGCCGGACACCTTGCAGCGGCCGAGGACGATCTGGTGCTCGGTGACTGGCTGGCGGAAGGCCTGGGTGCGGCCGGCACCGGGCTGGCCGGCATCGAAGCCGGCGATCGCCGCGGCCTGCGGGCTGAGGCTGGCCTGCTTTTTCTGCTTCTGGGGAAAGACCGACTGGCCGATGGCGGAGACGATGAAGGCGGCGCCGGCGCCGACCACGGCACCGATGATGCCACCACCGACCGCCGCCGAGGCGATGCCGGCGGCGGCGACGGCGATGAGGGGGACAGCGGCAGGCATCGGGCGCGGTCCTCCGAGGCGTCAGTCGATGCGCCAGGCAGCGGTGCAATCGGTCAGGGAGATGCGGACGAGGCCGCGCGGTCCGACGAAGGCAGCACGTCCGCCACCCACGACCATCCCGAGGCGGGGCGGATCGCCGGCGAGGACAACATCGCCGGCCCGCGCGAAGACCGGCGGGATCCGCGGGAAGCCCGCGCTGTCGGCGGTCGCCTCCAGCGTCGGCAGGCTGCGCCAAGCCGGCCGGCGCCCGATGGCGGCGTGGATTGCCGCGATGGCAAACCGCCCGCAGTTCCAGCGGTGGGCATGAAACGGGCGCGTCTCCGCCGCGGCCAGCAGCGCTGCCAACCGCGCGTGCCAATCCGGACACCGGGCCATCAGCTGGCGGGCAGCCGGATCTCCGCCTCCTGCAGGGCGGGAACGTATTCGAAGAAGCGATCCCCCGGATACTCGGCCTGCTGGTCGGCATCGGTGTAGCGCCGCACCTCGGCACGCTCGAGGTCGACCAGCCGGCTCTCGCAGGTGAGCGAGATGCGGGGCTCCGCCCCGTCCACCACCTGCATGGTGTCCATCAGCCCGGCCCAGAGCGGGAATGGGTCGGCGACGAAGGCGCCCTCGGCATCGAGCAGCGCCCCCCACAGCCGCGCCGGGCGCAGGCGGAAGGACTGCTCGGCGAGCGCGATGTCGACCACCTCCTGCGGCACCGGCGAGAGGGTCAGGGTGATGCGCACGGCGCGCAGCTCGGCGGTCTCCTCGATGTCGGAGACGGCGCCGATGGTGCCCATGCCCTCGTAGGTCACCCCTGCCCAATGCAGCGGCCCCAGCCCGGTCCAGGCACGGATCGGGCCGGCGGCGAAGTCGAGCTCGACCAGGACGACGGGTGTCGCCACCGGCGCGGTCGCCGCCGCGGCAGCCTGGGGCGAGAGCCGCGGCGTGGCGGCGATGCCATCGCTCATGACAAAGCCTCCTCGAGGCGGATGGTGATGGCGGTGAAGCGCCCTGGCCGGGTGGGGTTGGCGCCCTCGTCGTCAGAGGCGAGGCGCATAGCGACAGTCGGTGTGGTCAGCACCAGCGGCTCGGCGAGCGGGGCCGCGGCGCGCAGCGGCGGGGCGATCGGGATGGTCGCGGTGCCGGTGCCGGAGGCAGTGACCGTCTCGGTCGCCATATAGAGCCTCCCGGCGAGGCCGATATGATCCCCGGCGCCGACCGCCACCGCGTTGGGCCACCAGCCCTGGGTCGATAGCGACAGCGCGCCCCGCGCGGCACCGGCCGACAGCGATGGCGTGCCGCTCCCCACCACCATCCCCGTCCCATCGGTGAAGATCGTGGTGTCCGAGAAGGAGTAGGGTCCCGCGGGCACCTCGCCCTGGCTGCGCGGATCGCCGGTGCGGTACTCGCGCCGCCAGTCCCAGATGCGGACGGTGTTGGCCGAGCCGGCGAGCGCCGCCAGCAGCCCCTCCAGCACGCCGGCCTGGAGGCGGTTGAGCGGATCGAAGCTGGCCTCGGCGATCCAGCGGGCGCCGTCGCGGCGCAACACCTGGGTGGCGCGGCTGACCGGCGAGACGAAGCGCAGCGTGTTGTGCTGCAGGTAGAAGCTCAGCCGCGACGGCCGCAGCGCGACGGGCCAGGCGTATTCGGTCATGCCGACCTCTCCCCGCTACCCCCGCACCGTGTCGTAGGCCGCCCCGCCGCGGCGGATGGCATCCAGCGTCATCGCCGAGGCCTGCCGCGCAATCTGCCCGGCGAGCAGCCGCAGCCGCGCCTCGACGCCGGCATCGGCGCCGCGGGCGTCAATGCTGATGCTGGTGTGGATGGTCGGGCCGCCGCCGCCCGGGGCGACACCATTCGGCAGCACCGTCCCCGCCTGGCGCGGCACAAACCATTCGGGGCCCCGTTCGCCCACGACATAGGGCTGGCCGGCGGCGACCGGCCCGCCCTCGGCACGGAACAGCCCGCCGAGCCAGGAGCCGACATCGGTGAACAGGCTGTCGAAGGAGATCCCGGAGAGCCCGGCCGAGACGGCATTGCCCAGCGGCTCGGTGATGACCTTGCGGGCAAGGATGCGGGTGATGTCCTGGAGCAGGCCCTCCAGCACGGAGGAGAACTTCTCGCCCTTGACGATCGCGTCCTCGAAGGCGCTGGAGAAGGTCAGGCCAAGCTCCCGCACGACGTCGGAGGTGCGTTCCGCGCCGCGCTGCACACGCTCCTCCGCCCGCTCCAGCTCCTCCATCGCCGCGACCGCCTCGCGCTGGATGGTCTCGTCAGGCACCGCCCGGCCGGCCCGTTCAGCCCGCTCCACCAGGGTGGAGAGATTGGCGAGGCGGCGCTGGTAGCGCTCATGGGCGGTCTCGTTCTGCTGGATCAGCCGCTCGCGCTCGCGCAGCAACTCGTTCAGCTCCCGCTCGGCCTCGCGCGCCTCCCGCGCGCCCTCGTTGCTGGCACGGCGGACGGCGGCGACACGCGGCTCCAGGCGGCGCAGCGCCTCGTCGCGCTCCTGCAGGGCGAGCGTCTCGAGGCGGGTGCGCTCGACCGCGGTGACGCCACCCGCAGCCTCCGCCTCGCGCAGGCGGCGGACCCGCTCCTCGTATTCCCGGTTGATCCGGAAGCGGTCGTCGAGGTCGCGGCTGAGCTCCTGGACGTCCTGCGTCGCCCGGCGCCGACGGGCGTCGGCGGCCTGGGCGGCGGCACTCTCCTGCTCCGTCCGCTGACGCTCCCCGGCGGCCTGCTCGCCGCGAGTGATCTCGGCCTGGAGGTCCGTGTATTGCCGGCGCAACTCCTCCAGCCGGGCGGCGCGATCCACCCCGGCCTGCTGCTCGGCGGTACCGACCAGGCCAGGACGGATGCTGCCGCGCCGCACTGGGGCGGTGAGGCTGGCGCGGCCGTCCTGCTGGCTTTCCAGCCGGGCGATCTGCGCCGCCAGCGCCTCGGCCTGGCGGCGCATGCCGGCGAAGCGTTCCTCCTCGCTGAGCAGGCCCGCACCCTGGCGGACGCCGTCCACCGCGCGGGCGGCAGCCGAGAGCGCTCGGGCCAGCGCATTGGAGAGGCCGATGGCGCGATCGAGCTGGCCCAGAAAATTCTCGGTCGCCGCGGTCAGCTGCCCGAAGGCGCGGCCGAGGGAGAGCGGCGCACGGTCGAGCTCGGCGCCGAGCCGCTCGGCCGCGCGCAGCAGGGCCGGAAAGACCCGCTCGGCGGTGAGCTTGCCCTCGCTGCCAAGCTTGCGGAGCTCGCCGATGGAGACGCCGAGTTCCTTGGCCAGCCCCTCGGCCAGCAGCGGCATGGCCTCGAGGATGGAGCGCAGCTCGTCGCCCTGCAGCACGCCCGACGCGAGTGCCTGGGCGAGCTGCAGCGTAGCCGAGGAGATCTCCTGCGTGGATGCGCCGGAGACGATGGCGACGCGCTGCAGGCCGCCGACGAGGCGGACCACCTGGTCGGAGGTGGCGCCGATCTCGCGGGCGGCGATCGAGAAGCGCTGGAAGGCGTCGACACTCTCGGAGACCGCGACGCCGGTGGACAGTGCATTGTGGTACAGCGCCTCGTAGACTTGGCCGGCGCGCTCGACCGAGCCGGTGGCGTTCTGCAGGCGCGAGAGGCTCTGGGTGAGCGCGTCGCCGGCCTGGACCAGGGCACGGGCCGCCACCGCCACGCCGGCGAGCTGGATCCCCCGCACGGCGACGTCGAGCAGGTCGAGCGAGCGCGAAGCGCGTTCGGCGCCGCCCGTGATCTGGTCGAGCGAGCGCTGGCCGGTCTCGCCGACCTCGCGCAGGCCAGCCTTGACCCGGGCGGCATCGTCCAGCGACAGGCGGACCGAGACGCGGCGGGTGGCGTCGGCCATGTCAGGTCGTCTCCCCCTCGCGGCGGGCGGCAGCGCCCTCGGCCATGCCGCTGCGGATGGCGAGCAGCAGTTCGGCGGCGGCCCAGCCGGTGGCGCCCAGTTCCCGTGCCGCGGCGAGCGCGCCGGCGGTATCGAGCGTCAGGCCGGCCATGGTCGCCTCAGCGCAGGCCGTGCAGGCGGACCAGCAGGCATGGCCCTCGACGCTGCTGGGGGCATGGGCGGTGTAGGGGCAAGCGTCCGTGCAGTCGCGCTCGAAGGCGGCGCAGCCGCGGCAGTATTCGGGCCCGCGGCCAAAATGCCAGGCGGCGCGGACCCTTAGCCGTTTCCCTCGGCGGCCACCGCGGCGACCGGGGCGGTGGCGCGGTCCCAGAAGGCGGCCGCGATGTCGTCGAGGTCCATCAGGCGTTCGACCGCCTCGGGCGAGAGCGGCAGCGGCTTGCCCGCGGCATCACCGACGCCCTCCCAGCCAGTGACGGCGTGCCGCGCCAGCGCCTTGACGAGGAAGGCGAAGGAGAGGCCGCGCGACATGTCAGGGTCGAGGTCCGGATCGGCGAGGCGGATCGCGGCGAGACGGCGCGCGGCGGCGGCCTGCGCCGCGGCCATGACGGCGGTCGTCACCGGCCGGATCTCGACGCGCACGCCGCGCGGCAGGTCGAGCCAGTACGGCTCGGCCGGGAGGTCGAGTGTGAGCATTTGCAACTCCGTCGTTGAGGCAGGATCCGCAGGCGCCTTGCGGCACTGCGGCATGACGCTTGGGCGATGATCGGCCTCGGCCAGGGGAGCCGACGCGTGGAGCGAACCGCCAGGTCTGCCCCTCAGCGGTCCGTTACCTACGGCCCATCAAGGTCTCGTTTCAGGCGCTGGTGGACATGCCTGCTGGGACTAGAGGATCAACGGCCATACGCCCATCTCAGCCACTCCAGATCCAGGTGGCTCTGACCAAAAGCGGCCGTGCTGCTGCTAAGGCGACAGGAGGTCGCAGCGCTTCGCTATGCAGCGACAAGCGACCTTTCCTCATGGTAGCTGTAGCGCCGCGAGAGACACCGTGTATCCTGCTGCGGCCCGCGCGTGAGCTCGAGCGTTAGTAGGCTGTCCGTCGGGAAAGCGGGGCTGAGTTCGAGGCGGAGATACTCGAACAGTTGACGATCGTGCACCGCGATAACCACCTGACGCTTGTGTTCCTTCGAAAGGGTGCGCAACAGCGCGGCGAGATGCGCGATGTGGACGTCGTCCATCGACTGCACCGGATCATCGAGGATTAGCCAAGGCAGCGTCCGGGGCACCGAGAGGTGTAGTGCGAGGAAGAGCGTCAGGGCGGCAGTGTTGAGATTGCCGGCGCTGAGCATGGCGCCGGGCGTGCCTCCGACAGCGCCGCCGTCGCGGTGATCGGTGACGAGCCGAGGCTGGATCCGCTGGGTGCCCGCAGCAGGTATACGGAACGCGGGGATAAACGGCTCTCCGGGCGCCAGCCGGACGAAGAGGTCGCGCCATAGACGATTGAGGCGCTCGTTGAACTCCCTTCGGATTATGCCGGAGCGGATGGTGTCCACGGCGTCCCGGATCTTCGTGCCCTGCGCCCTGACCTTCTGAGCACGCTTCTGCGCGTCGTTCACCTTCTTGAGCGCCTGTTCGTTCTCGCCGAGGCCCTCGGAAATGCTGTCGCTCCGAGCCTGCAGGGTTCTGATCGTCGCCACGGCTTCCCGTCCCCTGCGACGTGCGGCGAGCCTGTCCTCCAGCCGCCTTAATTCAGTGTCGAGGAGAAGCTGAATTCTTGCACCGGCTCCCACCGGATCCTCTCCGTCCGCCACCGGGTCTCCCGCGACGGTCCGAGCGAAATCCGACAACGTCTGCCTTGCTGCGGTCAGGGCGACACTACGGGACTGCGCCTCGGTCACCGCTCGCCTAGCCACCACTTCGGCGGTGCGCAAGCGAGCCCCTTCCCTCAGCGTGTCAATCATGTTTGCGAGTTCCGTCCGGGCCGCATGCAGGTCGGCTACGGCGCGATCGAGACCAGCAAGCGTTCGGTCATCTAGCACCGCCTGTTCCAGCGCCGCGATCTCTCGATCAAGCCGGTCTACCTGCGTCTGGGCTTCTGTCCTGGTACGTCCGAGCGCGAGAAGCCGCTGAGCCGATGACGATAGGCTCCGGACCTTGGCATGGACGTGCTCGACGAGGTTGCCGTCATGAACCTCCGCATAGTCGCGGTCGCACACCGGGCAGGTGTCTCCATCTATGAACGACGTAAGTTCCGAGAGGATGGAACCCAGACCGCCCGATGAGGCCGGAATATCAGCCATTTCGGCATCGATCGTCTTCACTCGGGACCGCGCGACTTCGACCTCTCCCTGCGCAGTCCCAAGTCGCTCGGCGTCAGTCTTGGCCTTGGTGCTCCGGGCCGACGCGTGCTCGCTTCGCACGGCCAGCTGTCGCAACGCCGCGTCCGAGAACGCCGCCATGTCGCCCGGCAGGGATATATCCGAGAGCAGCGCCTCGATGCGTGCCCTGAGCGCCAAGTAGCGTTCCCCGTTCGCCGCCTCCCAGTGGCCGTAGGCGCCGGGCGCCGCAGCGGTGGGATCGGCTATTGATCCAGCGGCCGGCTGGGCCTTCGCCGCCTCCGCGATCTCGCGGCGGATCGATGCCAGCTGGCGTCGGTGATCGGTGATCGACGCGAGCGCTTGTTCGTCCTCGTCCGGCCTGAGTTCCGCCTCGATCGCGCCGAGCGTGCGGTCGTCGAGTTCCAACGACAGATCGAGCGCAGCGGCTGCACTTCGGATCGTCACCATCTGGTGGCCGATATCCTTGGTGACCTGGAGCAGGCTGGTCCTCTGATCCTCGATCAGGGCATCGATCCGCGTCTTCTCTAACTCGTTGTCGGACCACCCATCGACGATCTTGCGAACGTTGCGGACGTCTCCAAGCGGCTTGAGGCCGGACTCGATGGCATCGAGGCGGTCGAGACGAAGGAGCTCGCCCACGAACCGCGCGAGCGGCGAGTCCGCGCCGCTGCCGGAATCCTGGTAGATCTGCAGCAGCTGACCGAGCAGCGCCTGCGGAAGGTAGCTCCGCTCGCTGAAGAAGGTGGTGAGAGGCCCGTCCAGCGGGATGGCCGACGTTACCCCCTCTGCCGACAGCGTCGCGCGGTACAGCGCCGAGGTGTTGCCTATCGTCGTCTTCACCGCCACGCTGCCCTGTGCGGCCGAGCGGTGCATGAGCTGCGTGGCAAAGTCGGGATCCGCACGCCGCAGCGACTGCACGCTTCCGGTCAGCGCCAGTTCGATAGCAAAGAGAAGGCTCGTCTTGCCGGCACCGTTCTCGCCGTGGATGAGTACGACCTGGGCATCGAGCGGGGCGTGCACGTGTCCACGGATGCTGCGGAAGTCGACGACGTCGAGTTCTTTGAGAAGAAGGTCGGTCACGCTTTCTCCTCCTTATCCCGTAAAGCGGCATCGATCAGTCGGGCGATCGCGGTGGTCACGGCCTCCTCGCCGTGCTCCGCCGCCGCCATGATCGCCTCGATGGTACCGCTGTCCACAGTATTCGCCAGCGCAGCCCGCAGCTGTTCCTGCGCCGATCCGGCTTGGTCCTCCGGACCCGACTGCGGGATCGAGAGTGGCAACAGCACCCGGATGCTATCTTCCAGCCGGCGGAGGTCCGGCGTGCCGTCGTCACAGAGGGGAAGCGTGTCGACGTGCAGGACGCGGGCCGTTTCTGCGAGCGATTCCATGTCGCTCGAGAGCGCAGCGCCGGCCAGCACCACGGTCAGGACATATCTGGATGCGGTTACATCGAGAGCACGGCTCATCGCTTGAACGCGGTGACGGACGCGAGCGCCGTCGCTGTCTCCGAAGTCTCCTGCCGTTGTGTCGATCAAAAGTACAAGATCCAGCGCGCGCCCGCGCCTGCCACGCAGCGCTCCCGTGAACTGGAACTCGACGCCGGCGATCCTGAATGGAGTCGGAAGATCGTCATACTCAGCCTCGTGGAGGCGCTGCCTTATTGCGGCTATCAGCGGGGAGTCGATCATAGCAGCACCTCCGCCACGAACGTCGCGCGCAGCCCATCGATGTCGCCGGATACGCGCAGCATCTCGCCGACGCTGACATGGGATGGCTCCAGCGTTCCCGTCCTACCAGGTGCGCTGCCGGGCGACCTGCCTGATCGAACCGCCATCGTTCGATGCCACGTGTCGTCCGAATGAATCACGAGGGCGTTGTCGTTTGCGTACGCTCCATCCGACTGGAGACGGATTGCCTCCGACACCGACTTCACGAGGAAGACGGGACGGATCGGCGCGCCGGGACGATCGGCCTGAAGCGATGCCACGCCAGCGGTCAGCTCATCACCGGTCGGCGGCTTGACGGACCATTTGCCTGAAGATCGACCATGCTCCAGTAGGGCCAACGTGACGGCGAGATGGCCGAGGTTCGAGCTTCGGGCGTTCTGATCGGCGGCTAGAATCGCGGCAGTCGACTGGCTGACTTGCTCGTATGCGGTGGGATCACGCTGAAGGGTACCGCCGCGGAAGACCGACAGAAGTCGCGACCAGTATGCGATTCCCTGGTTCACCGCGGGCGTACGGTCTTCGGCGACGGCGTCGACGGTCGCGCCAGCAGCGAAGAGGTCACGCAGATCGTTCAGCGATTCAGTCAGCTCGGCGCAGAGCGCGGCCTTGCCGATGGCCGCTAGCGCGAGTTCCATGAGGCAGGCTAGCTTGTCGGTTATTGTCTTGAGCACCAACGCGATCAAGACCTGTTCGCCCCAGGCCCGCATGTGACAGGCACGGTGTATGTCGACAATGTTGCCGTTGTAGGCGCCACCGTAGACCAGGCGCAGGACATCGACCTGCCCCTGCTTGATCTCGTCCTCGCAGAAGACGTGTCCCGGGGCGTCCGGTTCGCAAGGCCATGGCCAGGGATTTATGGCCGTTGCCTCGGTGAAGACGGCCTGAAGGTTCATGTCCTGGATCGACAGGCCTAGCACCAGCGACTTCTTGTTCGTTGCCACGTCGCGGACCGCGTTCCGCATCGCCGCGAAGTCCTGATTGTAGGGCCACCTGCCTATTTGCGTGTGACTACCGGTAAGGAATCGTCGATATTTTGCCTCGTCCTGCTGCGCATGCTCGACGCACCCGTGGAATTTGAGCAGCGTGGCCTTGCCAGGCGGATCGCGAAGCTGACCAGGATCGACGACGATCTGCAGCAGTCCGGGCACGCTGCCGCCGAGACGCCGGACGGCGGCCTCGATGAAGCCGTCCCAGTTCGCGGAGGCGATCGTCTGAACCGCGCCCTCAAGCACCAGGATCGCGATGCACAGGTGCGCGGCTGCCGGCGGGGCCGGGTGCGCGAACTGCCGTCGGATGTCAATCGCGTTCCAAAGGATGAAGTCTGAAGGCTCGTCCGGAATGCGGATATCAAGGATACGGGAGTAGCTGTTCCAGAGCGTGTCGACGATCTGCTTGCGGAGCGCCCATTCGTCGAACGGCCGGTGCAGGTCGGATCCGATCGTGGCGCGATCCAGACCAGCAAACCTGAGTGCCTCGTCCAGCGCCGGCAGGTAATCCGCGGCAATCGCCGGATTTGAGGTGCATGCCCGAATATACTCCATCGCTGCAGCGATCAGCCCGCCAAGGCTTGGCGCCCGTCTCGAGATGCCGGAGCCGATCCACAGCGCGAACTCGCCGTTCTCGACCGCCTTCGCGGTCGATGCGAATTCCCCGTCGAGCTTCGCCAGTACCTGGCGCACAGTTATGTCAGTCGCGCTGGGCACAAGACCCACGGTATGCCTCCCCGATCGGCATGACGTGCGTCACCCGTAACCGCTGAAAGGCTATGTACATTCCAGTAGCAAGGCAACGGGATGTCGCAAACCGCGAACTGCTGACGGCCTCGCTGGCCGGAGCCCGGCGGTTTTGCTCAGCCGCTGCGGATAGAGGTTGGAGTGGAAATCTACATGCCCGGCCCTATACAGCCACTTTCGCCCAAGGCAGCCCTCAGACATCGCGATAGCCGTCACGCATACTCGGTCCCGGCTTGCTGGTTCTTGAGCACCGCCGTCATCATTCGGGTGGCGGTCGCGTTGTAGGCGGCCCGGAACTCGAACGCCGCCTCGACGCCGCCCGGCCCTTCGACCGGCGTCTTCGCCAGCGCCAAATAGACCTCGTGCAGCGTGAAGGTCAGGCTGCGGTTGGCGTCGATCGTGTAGCTGAAGGCGAACTCTGCAGCGGCGTTGTTCTGCGCCTGCGTCAGCAGCGTGGTGTCCGCGAAACGCGCGGTGATCTGCCCGGTGGCGCGCGCGATGCCGGGATCCACGCCCTCGACCTTCCGGTCGGCGCGGATGGTGCGCACCATCTCCATGCCGTTGGCGTAGGTGAGCCGTGCCCCGGTCACCTGCGCGAGCGCCGAGCCGTTCCGACTGATCGTCCCCTGCGCCTTGTGGAAGGCCGTGTAGGCGGCGCTGGTCGGCGTGCCGCCTGAACTCGAGGCGCCGCGCGTCGAGCCCTGCCCCATCAGCCCGAAGGTCGCGGTGGCGGGCCCGGTCGGCGAGAAGTCGATCTCCAGCGTGTCGGCGCGCACCCCGGTGCAGAGATCGTAGTTCGGCACGTCCGGATAGCCGATCTCGACGCTGTTCGAGGGCAGCGCCGCGGCGCCCGAGCCGAAGCTGTGGATGAAGTTTGGGCTGGTGCCGGTGGTGGCAGGCGGGCCGAGCAACAGGCGCAGCCAGTGCCCTATGTTGATCAGGTCCACCGGCACCACCGCCTGGCCCTGCACGGTGACGGTATCGAGGAAGGGTGCCGCCGGATCGCGGCTGCTGCCGACGCCGATGACGTCGGCATCGAGCAACGGCTGCTCGGCACCGAGGTCGCAGGAGAGGAAGGGCATACGCAGCCAGTCGCCCGCGGGCGCGGTGCCGTAGGTCGCCTCGGGGATCATGAGCAGACGGCAATTGGCGCCGATGGCACGGGGCATCGGAGGTCTCCGGGATCAGCGGGAGGAAGAGGCGTCAGGCCAGCGGCGAGCCGGCGACGGTGAAGAACAGCGTGACGGGGACCGACGCAGCGCGCGCGGCGGCAGCGCCCTCGAACTCGACATCCTCGAAGTCAGGCGCACCGGGCTGTGCCCACTCCACCGCGCCGCCGAGCGTGCGGTCAGCGGTGATGGCGGCAGCGAGGTCCACCAGCAGCGCGTCGAGCAGCACGGCACGGGCCGCCGGCGTCGCCCCGGCCACGGTGACTTCGACCTCGGCGCGATGCTCGATGGCCCAGGCGAGCGGCGACAGGATCGCCGTCTCCTCCACGGTCTCGCCGTCGCGGATGACGACCAGCCCGCCCGGCGGCAGACGCTGCGGCACGGTCTCGCCGCGCAGCACCAGCGGGGCGGGATTGCGGGTGGCAAGCGCGGTCTGCAGCCGGCCATGCAGCGCCGCGATGGCGGCCTCGCGCATGCTCACGGCGCCGCCCTCCCGCTCTCGCGCTCCCAGGCCGCCACGAAGCGCCCCGGCAGCCGACGCAGGCCGCGCTCGGCGGCGCCCTTCACGTCCAGCCGTTTGGCCAGTTTCACCTGCGGCAGCAGCAGGAACATCGGCACCATGCCGCGGGCGAGCATGCCGCGCGCCCAGGCCTCGCGACCCTTGCGGTTGCCGGTGCCGATCTCGGCGAGGCCGCCGGCGACGAGGCGGGTGCGACGACGCCGGCCGGCCTGCTCGCCCTGGCGCAGCGGCAGGCACCACACGAAGCCCCGGTTGGACTTGAAGGGGCGCAGGAATGCCTGCCCGGAGGCGACCATCTGCGCCGGGGTAACGCGCATCCCCTTCTCGCCGCGTCCCCGGCGCCCGCGCGCCGCGTTGAAGCCGGTCGGGATGGCGAGGAACTTCCGCCCGCCTTTCGCCCGGATCAGTGCACCGCGCTCGAAGGCGTCGATCACGTTCGGCACCTTGGTCCAGACAAGGCCGGCGGGGCGGAGCGACTGCCCCGCGCGGGGAAACACCTGAGACCGCCAGGCATTGGCGATCCCCCGCGCATTGCCGCCGAAGCTGCTGGTCACCTGCCGCCGCAGCTCCGCCTTGACCTGCTCCGTCTCGGCGCGGATCGCCGTCATCGCCGCACGCTCGCCGGCCCGCACCTCGGCCGCGAGCACCTGCCGCAGGTCGCCGACGATGCGGGTGCCGACCCTCACGATCCGCCGCCGCCGGGCGGCAGGCCGGTGCGATGGCGGATGATGGCGACGGCGAGGTCATGCAGCGCCGCCTGGCCGAGGTAGCCGAACACGAAGGCGAACAGGAACCGGCCATACTCGTTGAACTCGAGGAAGCCGCCGAGCGCGTAGCCGGCGCTGCCGACCAGGGCGGCGGAGGGAACCTCCCAGGCCAGGCACCAGCCGAAGCGCCGGCGCTCCGGGTTGTTCCAGCGCACGAACCCGCCGGCGAGGCCGGCCACGGCGCCGAGCAGCAGGTCGCGCAGGATCTCCAACAGGGTGAGAGCATTCTGCGGCATGGGGTGGGGGCTCCTATCGCTGGCAGAGCACGCGCCAGGCGGTGCCCGAGGCGTCGCGCTCGGCATGGGTGACGGTGAGCAGGTCGGCGCCGAGGGCGAAGGTGTCGCCGGCGGCGAGGCCGGGGAGGACGGCGATGGCGACCGAGAGGATGTCGGTGGCCGAGAGGATCTCGGTGCCGAAGGCATCGGCCACGCGGTCTGGCGAGGAGCGCAGCACCCTGACCGCAATGGGCGCGCCGGTGCCGCCCTGTCGGTAGACAGCGTCGGCCCCGAGGTTCGGATCGGCGACCAGGGCCGCCATAGCATCGACGAAGGCGTTCATCGCTCGCCCCCGTCGGCCGGGTTCAGCCGCCGCACGGCGGTGAGCCGCCCGGCGCAGTCGGCATGGGCGGCGTCGTAGGCCAGCAGCAGCTCCGCCACCTGCCCTTGGGTCAGACTGTCCGAGGCCGGCAGCGCCGGCGCCGCTGCGCAGATAAGCAGCGCATCAGGGAGGCGGAGCGGCAGCAGCCGGATCTCCGGCGGAGCGGCTGGCGCGCAGGCGCTCGACAGCATCGCGCAGCACAGGGGCAGCGCCGGCAGCATGGCTCGGGTCACGGCGGAGGGCCTCCAGGTTGGCGCCAAGGCGCGTGGCCTGGGCGCGGGCGCGCTCGGCCTCGCCAGTCAGCGCGGCGATGTGGCGGGCGTGCTCGGCGGTGGCGCGGGCGAGCGCCGCGGCATTCGCCTCGGCGGTGCGGCTGGCCATTGCGGCATCCAGGCGGGCGGCGTCGCGCTGCGACCGGAAGTGCCAGGCGACGGTCACCGAGAGCAGCAGCGCGCCGCCCAGCGCGATCGGCACGGCGTGCCGGCCGAGCAGCGTGAGGATCGCGGCGCCCATCAGGGATAAGCCGTGCGGTCGAGCTCGAAATGCGGCCCATCACGGAAGGAGGCCCAGTCTCCGCCCCAGACGATCGGCACGCCGAGATCCTTCGCCGCGGCCTTCATCGCCGCGCCGATCTGCTCGTACAGCGGCCAGTCCCAGCGGATCTCGCCCTGCTCCACCGAGCCGTCGCCATCATCCAGCCAGTAGGCGAGATCGACAGCATGGCCGGTGAGGTGACGGCTGTTCATGGTGCGCGAGGCGCCGATCGCGACCAGCCGGGCCTGGCGCTCGCGTGAGCGCAGCCCCTCCGTGACGATGAAAGGCACCGCCAGGCGGGCCCGTTCGACGACGCGCACCAGGTCGCGGTGCACGCCCTCGAGGCGTGCACGGTCACGCGGCAACAGCGCGCTCATCACGCCCCCGAGGCCGGCACGCGGGCCAGCATCACGCGGACCGTGGTATCGGCGGCCAGCGCGGCGACAGTGCAGAGCCCGACCTGGAAATTGCCTGTCGCAGTGGTGGTGATGCGCCGGTTGGTGTTGTCCCAGAACACCCGCGCGCCCTGGCTGATGGCCAGAGCGGGCTCCTTGGTGAGCTCGAACTCGCCGCGGGTCTCGCAGTCGACGCTGGCATTCTGCGCGGCGTCGGACGCCGCCACGCCGAAGAAGGCGCCGACCAGCATGCCCTGGCCGGAGAGGATGCCGCCCGCGTAGGGCACCACCATCGGAATGGAGCGCGCATCGGGACGGATGCAGTTGCGCATGGAAGGGTCTCCTGAAAGCGCGCAGGGCGCCGACCGGCGTTCCGGCGGCGTCCTGGCGTGATGCGGATGGGAAGGTGGAAAGCGGCGGGATCAGGTCCCCGGGTTGAACCAGGCGCCGCGCCAGTCGATGGCACCGACGCCGAAGTCGAAGATCACGCTGACCTCGACGCCGTCCGCCCCCTGCACCGGCCCGGTGGTGACCTGCGGCCCCTCCGCCCCGTTCAGGTAGCCGTAGACATAGACGGGTGCAGCGACCGGGTCGGAGAACAGGTACCAGCGGTTCGCCTGGATCAGCGGCTCGATCACCGGCTGCACGAAGCCGGCAAACACATTCGCCTTGCCGATCTCGCTCGCCTGCACGACCACCGTCGCCTGGCGGGCGGCGAGCTCGAGGTTCGGCCCGACCAGGAGGCGCATGGTCTGGCCCATGGAGATCGGCAGGCCGTCCAGCGTGCGCTGCTTCATGATGGCGGTGCGGCCGGCGCCGATGGTCGAGGTGTCGAGCACCGTGCCGGTGCTGGCCTTGTTGGCCCGCGCGGCGCCGGTGGCGAACACCGCCGCGCTGCCGGTGGTCAGCGTCGGGCCGTCGCCATTGGCGCTGTTCAGCAGGTTGTAGGCGGTGGCGTTCTCGAACTCGGCGACGCGGCGGCCGATCGCGGCGGCGAAGTCGGTGAAGGCGCCGAGGTCGTCGTTGACCAGCATCGGCCGCGTGACGCGGATGCGCCGCGCGAAGGTCTGCAGCAGGACGATCTCCTGGCTCTCGGACATGGTGCCGACCTGGATCTCGCCGTTCTCGGCGAGCGGCAGCAGGGTCGGGAAGTCGCCGATGCGCAGATGCCGGTGCGGCTTGAAGTCGCGAAAGTCGCGGCGGAGGAAGATCTGCCGGTAGGTCGGCTGCGCCGGCTGGTAGGCGGCGAGCAGCATCTTGTTGGCGGCGGCGGCCAGCAGCAGCGGGAAGTCGGAGCTGGTGTGGAAGGCGCGCTCGGCGAGCAGGGACGGGTTGCGGGGCACGCTCCGCTCGCCGCGGGCGCGCAGCAGTTCGCCGATCATGTCGGAGGGACGCCAGCCCATGAACTCGGCATGGCGGCCGGAGCCTTGGGCCTGGTAGCCGGGCATGGCACGAGCGGCGAGCGCCTCGGCCATGGCGTCGAGGATCTGCGCCGGGTCGTCGTGGCTGGGGGCGGTCTCGGGGCGGGCGGGGATGGACGGCCGCGGGCCCTGCGCGACGAGAGCGTCGAACAGGGCGCGGCGGGCCTGGTCGCCGGTCCAACCCTGGGCGATGGCGTCGGCACGGACCGGGGTGATGCGGTCCGCCGGCAGCAGGGCGCGGGCCGCCTCGACGGCGGCATCGATGCCAGCGATGCGCTCGCGCTCGGCGCGCTGGGCCTCGGCACGGACCGCATCGAGGTCGGGCGCCGGCACGGCCGGTGCGGGCGCGGCGCGGGTGGGTTCCGGCGCCGGGGCGTTGGGCGCGGGGCTGGGCGTGGTGGTCACCGTGGTCTCCTGGGGCGGGGTGGTGGACGGCGCGGCAAGCGGCGGCGCCGACGGGGCAGCAACCGGCTCGGCCGGCGTCGTCTCGGGCATGGGCGGGTCCTCGTCAGGCAGGGCAGGTTCGATGGCGATGGCGGGCGCGCTCTGCGGCGCCTCACCGCGCACCGCCGCATCGCGGTCCACCGGGACCGGCACGACCGAGATCTCGAAGGGCTCCCAATCCACCGCGCGGTGGACGGTCTCGCCGGAGGCAGCGTCGGGTCGCGGCTCGTAGCGGTGCACGCGATAGCCGACGCTCACTGCCCGCAGCGTGCCGTCGGCGATGCGCTGCCAGACGGGCTCCACGTCGGCGGCACTGCTGAACTGCAGCGTCGCGTAGCCGCGGCCTCGATCGAGCCGGGCGGCGGTGACGCGGCCGAGCACGTCGCGCGCCCCGCCGCGGCGATGGGTGTCGAGCACCGGGGCGCGGCCGGAGCGCAGCGCGTCCATGCGCACCGCGTTGGGCAGCATCTCCAGCTCCTCGGTGATCAGGCCGAGGGCTGGGACGAAGTTGCGGGCGCGGGCGCCGGTGCTCCACACCACCTCGACGGTGCGGGCGGCCCGGTCGACGGTAGCCGGCGCGGTGATGGCGCGCTGCGCCACGATCGACTGCCCGGCGGCGGGAAGTCGATCCGGCGCAGCAGCAGGCTCCGGCGCGGGGTCGCCCCCGCCCGGCTCGATGATGTCCGTCATGGTTAGCCCTCTGCTGGGGTCTCGCGCGGTGGTGCCGCAGCGCCGGTGGCGGCGATCTCGACAGCGGCCATTTGCGCCGCGTCCTGCGCCGCGCCGGACTTCGCGACGCGGCGCGGATCGGTGTCGAGCGCGAGCCCGGCCTCGTCGAGCAGGGCGTTGGCCTCGCGGATCATCTCCACGGCGGCGCGGAAGTCGTAGCCGAACGCCCCCGCCGCCTCGGGCTGCGGCACGAAGCCAGCGCGTACCTGCGCGATGAGGGCCGTGGTGTCCTTGAGCGGGTCGATCATCTCATGTGCAGGCGGGACGTGGCTGACGCCGTCCGGCATCTCCGCCCGCCATTGTCCCAACAGCGCGCCCTGCGCATGGAAGCGCTCGGCGATCGGCCGCACCAGCATCGGGATGAGCATGCCGTACTGGACCTGCTCGCAGAGCCGGCGGAACTCGATCTTGCCGGCGCGAAGCGAGGAGTAGTTCGCCTGGGTCAAGTCGCCCGAGACCTGGTCGTAGGTCAGGCCGGCGCCGACCGCGGCGGCCTCGAGCGCACGGCGAGCGAAGGCAGCGTGGCTGCCGCCGCCGGAAGGGTTCACCACTTCGACCGAGCCCATGCCGCGGCGATACAGGATCATCCCCGGCTCGAAGCTCTCGACGGTGCGGCCTTGCGCATCGCGGAGCAGGCCGGCGGCGGCTCCGGTCAGCGCCTCGTCGCCCTCCTCCGTGACCACCGCGGCGAGACAGGCCTCGATCTTGGCCTTCATCAGCAGGGCGGCCTCGTAGTCGCCGAGGTCGCGCAGGCGAAGGAGGATGGGCGCGAGCCACGAGACGTCGCGCAACTGGCCAGGCCGGCGCTTGCGGTAGACATGCAGCACTTCGCTGGCGGGGATGCGCTGGCTGCTCTGCCAGGTGGCGCCCGGCAGGAGCCAGGCGGCACCCGGATGCACCCGGTGCAGCCAGTAGCCGATCGGCGCGCCCGCCTCGCCGAGGGCGATGCCCTGGATGGTCGGCGCGCCGTCGACCATCCCGTTCCGCGCGGTGTCGAGGTGGTCGCTCTCCAGCACTTGCAGCCGCAGTCCGATCGGATTGGCGGGCGATGGCGGCACCATCAGGAACCGGACGAAGCACTCGCCGCTCTCGACCACCGCCCGCATCACCAGCGCTTGCAGGCCGTAGAGGTCGAGCCGCCCCTCGGCGTCGCAGGCGGTGCTCTCCGCCCAGCGCTGCCAGGCGCGACCATGCGCGTCCTCGGGCCAGCGGGTGGTGATGCCGGCGCCTATCGCATTCCCGGTCCAGAGGTCGACGATGCGGCTGGCATAGGGATCATTGCGGACGGCGTCGCGGGCGCGCCGCGCCACCGTGGCCGCAGCCAGGCCGACCTCGGCATTGGCGCTGCCGCCGGACGGCGCCCAGGCTGAGGCTCGCTGCTCCTGCGCAGCGGCATAGCCGCGCAGCACCTGCCAGGCTGCGCGCAGGCGCTCGATCATCCCATACTCTCCGCTGGAAGCCGGGCGTGCCATGTCCCCGGTAACGACTGTCGATCGATCCGGTATTGGAGGAGTGCCTCATGGCCACGAGGGTCACGGCCAAGGCTCAGGTCACCATCCCCAAGGAGGTCCGCGACCTGCTCGGCATCACGCCGGGCAGCGTGGTCACCTTCGAAGTGACTGCGGACGGGCGGGTGGTTCTCAGCAGGGTGGGCAGCCTGGGGCCTGCGACGCGCCCGCCAAGCCGCTTTGCAAAGCTGCGCGGCCGCGCAAGCGCCGGAATGACCACCGAGGAGATCATGGCGCTGATGCGAGGCGATGGGTGAGGCCGTCGTCGTCGACCCCAATGTCCTGCTAAACCCGCTCACCGCAGAACGTCGCGCCCAAAGCGTGCGAGCGTGACAGAGGGTCGGCGCGCCGCACTGTTCTCCGCACCATGCAACGCCGCGAGCGCCCGGCCGAGTTCGTCAAGGCCGCGGTACTCCACGGTGCGCCCATCGAAGGACACGCGCGTGGTGCCGCCGGTGTAGGCCGCCGCGAGAGTGGCGGCGCGACTGCCCGCTGGCTGCGCCAACGCCCAGGCGAGGACAGTCGGATCCATCAGGCCGCCCGCAGCGTCGGCAGCGGCGCCGCCGCGTTGACCAGATAGGACAGCCCGCTTGGCGGGTTCGGCATGATCGGCACGCCGGCCTGATAGGTCAGCGCCGCGAAGAAGCCATTCTCGCTGCCGGTGGTGCCGCCACCGGCGCCGCCATCCGCCGCGGCCGAGCCGAGCAGCAGCGTGTTCCCGCCGCTGAAGGCCTGGGTGCTGGTGCCACGCACCGATGGCGCGCCGGAAAAGCAGAACAGCAGCCACCAGGTGCCGGCCGGGATCCAGCGCGGCTGCACGAAGGGGCAGAGCGCGTTGCCGGCGGAAGTGGTGTCGGCGTCTGCGACCGGCTCTTCGATGAGGCGCCCCGGATGCCCAGTGCCATCGTCGGCAGTCAAGGCCATGCGCAGCAGGCCGGCGGCGCCAGTCGTCACGCTCACAGCCATGGCCGAGAACAGCCCGGGACGCGCCAGCACGTAGGGCACGCAATACAGTCGGTTCGCCGGCATCGCGACGGCGCCACCCACCGCACGCGCATGCTGCGAGGCGTAGAACCGCCCCGAGACGTAGGGCAGCATCGCCGGCGCTGGCGGCAGGTAGTGCTGGAACAGCGCGGTCATGCGAGCGGCCGGATACCGAGGACGAGCAGCCGCTCCGCGGTCTGGTTCACCGGCGCGGCGGCGAGGCCGGAGCGCAGCCTGAGCCAGCGCCAGCCGAGCAGAAGCGTGGGCGGCAGGGTGAGTGCCCGGCCGGCGGCGACGGTCAGCACCACCTCGTTGCCGAGATGGTCGTAGAGGTCAGCCCAGGCAGCAGGCTCGCCCTCGTCGAGCGAGCCCTGCAGGGTGAGTGGCGCGTCGGTCCAGGCGGCCGGCAGCAGCAGCAGGCAGACGCCGTAGCCGACGCTGGCGACGGGTCCGCTCAGCGCCTGGCCGGCGGCGATGCTGGTGCGCACGGGCACGATTGCGGTCATGGAGATCTCCAGGTTCAGCGCAGCCAGCCGTGGCGCGGCGCGAGCCAGCCACGCGGACGATGGGCGTCGGACGCGGCCGGCGGCGGAGCGACATGCCCGCCGATGGGAAGCTCGCTCGGTTGGAGCGGGGCGTTGGCGACCTGCTCGCGCAGCTGCGCCCAAAACCGCTCGCCATAGCGGTCGGCGCCGAGCAGCCAGAGCGCCGCGCGGGCCAGCACGGCGCAGTCCAGCGCTTCGTTCCGTTCCCTGAGCTTCGCCCATTCCTGCCGGGCGAAGCCGCGACGATCGTTGGTGGTGCGCAGCTGCTCGGCGACCAGCTGCTTGACCCACTCCGCCTCGATGCCCCGCGGCAGATGCACCCAGCCGGGCGGGAATTCCTCGGCGTCGCCGCGGCCGAGCCAGAGCCGGCGGTACAGGTCGGCCTTCCAGGTCGAGACCGAGACCGTCCAGAGCTTCAGGCCCCGCCGGAGCTTGCGACCATCGACCAGCGCATCCACCGGCGTCGGCCCCTGGACAGGTTGCGCTCGGTTCCAGCCATCCACGCCCTTGGTCGGGGCGATGCGTGGATCCCGCAGGCGACGGAGATGGCCATAGACGGCGGCGGTGTCGCGCCCGCCGGTATCCACGCAGAGCCGGGCGATGCGCATCGCGCCGCCGCCATGGCGTGGCCAGTCGCGCGCCAGCAGTTTGGCGAGTTCGTCCCAGGGCTCGCGGTCCCGCGGGCTGCCCGGGATCACCACGTGATCGACGAGCCACGACGAGAAGCCCTCCGCCCAGCCCCAGACGTCGCATTCCAGGCGATCGTCCTGAACGTCCACGCCGGCGGTCAGCACCAGCGCGCCCGCAGGCACGACGCCCATGGCGAAATCCTCGCGGCGCTCGACGAGCCGCTCCCAATCCGGCGCCTCGCCCTGCTCCTGCCAGGTCTCGCCCAGCACGGTGTTCTTGAAGGTCTTGATGTCCTCGGGCTTGCCCTGCGCTGCCTCCCAATCCCGAGCGATCTGCGCCCAGGACAGCCAGCCCACCGGCGAGTAGAGCGCCGAGATGTGGAAGCCGATCGTGTGCGGATCCTGGCCCTCGGCCGTCGCGCGCCATTCCCCACCGCCGAGCATGGCGGTCTTATCGTGCTCCTGCATCGGGTGGTCGCAGGCCGAGCAGTGATACCGTGCCGTCTCCGGCGCGCCCTTCTCCCAGAGCAAACGCTCGAAGCGCAGCCACTGCATCTCGCCGCATTCCGGGCACGGCACGAAGAAGCGCCGCTGGTCGCTGGCCAGATACTCCCGCTCGATGCGGCTGCGGCCGGCGATGGTCGGCGTGCTGACCAAGAAAGCCTTGCGGCGCCAGCCGAAGGTGCGGGCGCGCGCCTCGGCCAGGGCAATCGGATCGCCCTCGCCGGCGACATCGCCGGGATAGGCGTCCACCTCGTCGAGGAACAGGAACCGCGCCGTCATCGAGCGCAGCCCGACCGCGCTGTTCGCACCCGTCAGCACCAGGATGCCGCCGGGGAATTCCTTCGACAGCATCGTGTTGCCGCTGTCGCGCGCCCGTGCCGGCGTAACCCTCTCCCGCAGCGCGGGCGTTTCCTCCAGCAGGGGATCGATGCGCTGCCGCGAGAAGCGCTTGGCCAGCTCCACGGTCGGCTGCACCGCCAGCGCGGGCGCCGGCACGTGGTGCATGATGTAGCCGAGCCAGTTGTTGCCGCTTTCGGTGGCGCCGACCTGCGCGCCCTTCATGAACACGACGCGCCGGGCCGGATGCACCGCCGACAGCGCGTCCATCACGTCCTTCAAATAGGGCGTGCGGCTGGTGCGCCACGGCCCTGGCTCGGCCGAGGCGCGGCTGCCGAGCATGCGGTGCAGCTCGGCCCATTCCGACACCGTGAGCTGCGGCGGGGGCCGGAGCATGGCGCCGACACGCCGGCGCACATGCTCACGGCTGCGGAGCCCGATCCCCTCCGAGGCCTGCTGGATCGAAGCGATCGGCCGCCTCCGTCAGCAGGTCGGTGATGTGGCTCTGCAGGATGGTCTGCAGCAGATGCGGATCGACGCTGATCTCGGCAGCGATCAGGCCCGACACGCGGGCCGGCCAGTTCAGCAGCGCGTCACGCATCGTGCTGCCGATCTCGTCGAGCGCGGCATTCGCCTCGGTGACATCGACCAGGCGGCGCTTGGTCTCATCCAGCGAGAGGCGCTGCGCCTCCACCTTCAGCGCGAGCTGCGCGACCTTCAGCCGGGCGAAGGGCGTGCCATCCGCACCGGCACCGCTGGCCAGGGGCGAGCGGGCGGGGTCGGCGGTCTCGGTCAGGCGGCGTCGGGTCTTGTCGATATCCCACTGGCCGTCCGGCTCGCGGGCGATGCGGTTGGTCTGCTCGGCCTTGCGCAGCGCGGTCTCGGTGATGCCGATGCGGCGGGCGGCCTCGCGGGTCGAAGGCGTGAGTTCTGGCACGGCGGCATGTCTCCCGCCGCGGCGATGGTGACGAGCGTGGGAAAGGGCCCGGACTGCTCATGCCCGGCCTGGGGGTCGAACCGCAGCCAGATGATGCGGCCCGAGTCCGGGACGTAAGGCGCGTATCACCACACCTCACGGCCCTTCGGCGGGCCAAAGTGGACCGCATCGTGGCAGTTCTCATCGGTGATGCCGTCGAGCAGCGCGGCCAGGTCGTAGGCCGCTTCGTGGACGGGCTCGATGATGATCCGCCCCGCCTCCTCGCGGATCTCGACCGCCTGGTCCACCGAGAGGCGCGCGGCCGCCATGACCGGCGCGGGGATGCGCACGGAGGCACTGTTGCCCCACTTCTTCACGATCACGCGCATGACACCCTCTGCCTGCTCCTCGCGCAGAGGAGGAAGGGAGGACGGCGGCATGTGTCAACGATACTGATACAAACCCGCCGGGGATCCCGATGATCCCCGGCGGCGGCGATAAGCGCTGGAGTTGCGGTTGGCCGTCGTCACTCGGCGATGCGGTAGATGCTGTAGGACCCGCGGGCGCCCTCCTTGTTCGGGCCGACCTGCCGGACGCGCTCCAGCACCTGCACCTCGATCCCCTGGCGCTTCTTCAGGCCCGCAAAGAAGCCGCGGACCGTGTGCTGCTGCCAGCCGGTGGACTCGCAGATCTGCGCGATGGTCGCGCCCTCCTCGCGGCGGAGCAGGGCCAGCACCGCCTCCTGCTTCGTGCCCTCGCGCGGCTTCCGCGAGGCGCCGGGCTCGCGCTGCGCGCGGGGCGGCTTGCCTGCCAGGGCGGCGCGGAGGGCGGCCATCGGGCCGTCGAGGGCGGCGATGATATCCGTCTCGCGGTTGGCCTCGTCGTACCAGGCGGCCAGCACCGCGACGGCGGCGTCGCGCAGGCTCGCACGCCGGGTGGGCGTGGGCGCGCCCTGGGCGGGTTCGGCTTCCTCCGCGCGGGCGTCTCCCTCAGCGGCGTCCTCCCCGCCCGTGGGCGCCGTGTCGGCGAACGGGGCGGCGCCCTTCGCGTCGTCCTCGTTCGGGTCAATGCCGATGGCGCGCAGCCCCTCGTCGGTGATGCGCGCCACGATCCAGGTCCCGTCCTCATCCTGCCGCCAGCCGAGGCCGACATGCTCGCGCGGGGCGTTGATCTCGGTGAGCAGGTTGGTCTTGATCAGGCTGCGGAACACCGCGTTGCGGGCAGCGGCCGGCAGGGTCTTCGGCGCGCGGGCGAGGCCCATCTCGTGCTGCGCGGCGGCGCTCAGGATCACGCGCTGGGAGTCGGAAAGCTTCGTCATCGTGGTGGTCTCCGGTGTCGGGTGCCGACCATCGGCCCCTACTGCCGGGAGCCCCGCCGGCGCTGCCGGTCGGGGCCGCGGCGGGGTGTGCCGCGCGCTACTCGGCGAATTCGCCGCGCTTGAAGTAGCAATCCGTCACGCTCGCGAGCCGGCTGTTCCAGTGTTCGAGAGTCGCGGCCTTGCCCCAGAGGACCTCGTCGGGATCCGCCCCGAAGTGATCCGCGCTCATCTGCTGCAGTTCCGAGACCATCGCGTCGAAGCGGGCCTTCTGCTGGAGGAAGGCCTCGAGGCTCTTCTGCTGATTGCGGGCGGCGCGGTCGGTCATGCTGGTCTCCGTCGTGGTGCAGGGCATCCCCTGCGCGTGACGGAGCATTCGCGCTGTGCCGCGCGTGAGCCAAGCATCTACCACGCTGCAATCATTGCTTTCTTTCGGCGTTCCGGATCACATCCGCCTCCGTTTGTCCCGAGGCTGATCTTGCCAATTTTTGTCAAACGGACCATGCTCCGGGCATGGGCACGATGAACGTCTCCCTTCCCGACGCGCTGAAGGCCTTCGTCGACCAGCAGGTCGAAAGCGGCGGCTACAGCACGAGCAGCGAATACGTCCGCGAGCTGATCCGGAAGGATCAGGACCGCCAGCGCCTGCGCGGCCTGCTGCTGGCCGGAGCGGCGTCCCGCCCGGGCACCGTGGCTGACGACGCTTATTTCGACGGGCTGCGCCAACGTCTGCGCGGCGCCGATCGGGCGTGACCGCGCGGCAGGTCATCCCGCGGGAGCTTGCGCTACAGGACGTCGACGAGGCGATCGCCCATTACCAGGCGGAGGGCGGCGATCCCCTCGCTCTGCGCTTCATCGACGCCCTACAGCAGGCGTTCCGCCGCCTGGGCGCGCATCCGGGCGTCGGCTCCCTCCGCTACGCCTACGAGTTGGGCCTAGACGGGCTGCGCGCCTGGCCACTGCGGCGCTTTCCGTTCGTCGTATTCTACCGCGAGCAGCCCGACCACATCGACGTCTGGCGCGTGCTGCACGCCCAGCGCGACATCCCGGCCTGGATGGAGGACCCCGAGGCGCCGCCGGACGCGCCGTGATCACCCGGGTTGCCGGCCACGCGCCTCGGCGATGTCGTCGAAGGTGCGATCTTCGGCATCGAGCACAGCCGTCCCGCCCGTCGACTCCTGCCAGCGACGCACGATCACATCGGCGTAGGCGGGGTCGATCTCCAGCAGCACGGCGCGCCGCCCAGTCCGCTCCGCCGCGATCATCGTCGTGCCGGAGCCGCCGAACGGATCCAGCACCGTGTCGCGCTGCTTGCTGCTGTTGCGGATCGCCCGCTCCACCAGCGCGACGGGCTTCATCGTCGGGTGAAGGTCGTTCCTGGCCGGCTTGTCGAAATGCCAGACGTTCCCCTGGTCGCGGGCGCCACACCAGTAATGCTGCGCGCCGGCCTTCCAGCCATAGAGCATCGCCTCGAATTGCTGGTGGTAGTCGGCGCGGCCGAGCGCGAAGGTGTTCTTCGCCCAGATGATCGTGCTCGACCACTTCCCGCCGGCCTCCTGCCAGGCGCGGTGCAGCGTCGGCCATTCCGACGACGACATGCAGACGTAGCAGGCGCCCTTCGTCACCGAGAGCAGGTTGGCCAGCGCCGGGCGGAGGAAGTCCAGGAAGCCCTGGCCCAGCGCGTCGTTGGCGATGGTCATCCTGGCCGCGGTGCCGCCCTGGTAGGCGACGTTGTAGGGCGGATCCGTGAGGGCCATGTCGGCCAGCCGATCAGCGCCGAGGGCGCGCTGCACGTCGTCGAGCTTCGTGGCGTCGCCGCAAAGCAGGCGGTGGTCGCCGCAGCGCCAGAGGTCGCCGGTGCGCGTGACGGGAGTGACCGGCAGTGGCGGCGCCTCGTCGGCATCATCCGCAAGGCCGGCATCGGCAGCTGCCAGCAGCCGGTCCAACTCCATGCCGGAGAAGCCCAGCAAGTCCAGGTCGACCACCGCCTCGCCGCGGATCCGCGCAATCTCGGTGGCCAGCAGCGCCTCGTCCCACCCGGAGTTCAGCGCGATCTGGTTGTCGGCCAGCCGCAGCGCCCGCGCCTGCGCCTTGGTCAGGTGCGCGAGTCGGATCGCCGGCACCGCCGCCATACCAAGGCGCTTCGCGGCCATCACACGGCCATGGCCCGCGACCAGCACGCCAGCGGCATCCACGAGGACCGGGTTCACGAAGCCGAACTCGGCGATGGAGGCGGCGATCTGCGCCAGCTGGTCCTCGGAATGCGTTCGCGCGTTCTCCGCGTATGGAACCAGCGCGGCGACGGGGATGGTGGCGACCGCGAGATCAGGCAGCATCGACCAACGCCTCCGCCCGCTCTGCAGCCACGGCATCGTAACCTCGGCCGTCGCCATCCAGCGTGACGTTCAGCTCGGGGAACAGCATGCGGTAGCGAGCGATGGCGAGATCGACATAGGTCGGCGCGAGCTCGATCGCCCAGACCTTCCGCCCCGTGCGCTGTCCGGCGAGAATGGTGGTGCCGGAGCCCGCGAAGGGCTCGAAAACGGCATCGCCGAGATTGGCGTAGGCCTGCACGAGCAGCTCTGGCAGCGCGACGGGGAACACCGCCGGGTGCTCGGTCTCGATGCCGCGGCCCTTGTGGCGGGTGATGCGCAGCACGCTGTCCGGGATGCGCATCTCCTGCACGGGCAGGCCGATATGGGTGTAGGCCTTCACCTCGCCGTCCGCCGCCCGTAGCCCGCTGCCCTTGTTCGGCGTGCCGGCCCATTTGCAGGGCACGATCTTGTTCGGGGCGCGGGCCTCGCGGTTGAAGTGAAACACCAGCTCGAAGGCGGGTGCGAGGCGGCCGTTCCAGTCGCCCGGCAGGCCGGGCCCCTGGTCCCAGGCGTAGAGCCCGAAGCGCCGCCAGCCTTGGGCGCGCATCCAGTCCAGCCAGCCCTGCCAATAGGGCTGCCACTCGCCCTCGCGGTGGATCAGGCCCAGGTTCACGAGCACCTGGCCATTCCCGGTGAGGACTGTTGGTAGATGCTGGAACACGCCCTGCATCAGCGCGTCCCAATCCGAGACGCCGCCGGTGGTATAGGCGCGCTGGTTCCCGTACGGCGGGGAGGTGAAGAGCAGCGCCGCGCGGTCCGCGCCCATGACGCGGGCGACCGACGCGGCATCGGTGCTGTCGCCGCAGAGCAGGCGGTGCTCGCCGAGCAGCCAGAGGTCGCCGGGTCGGGTGACGGCCTGGCGCGGCGGGTTCGGCTCGGCGTCGGCGGGATCATCCTCCGCCGCTGCCTCATCCGTCCCCGCCGCGCCGTCCCCGCCCCCCTGGACCGCGGGCGCCGACAGGGCCTCGGGCGCATCGCCGTCGGACACGGCATTTCCAGCCGCCGCGAGGATGTCGTCGAGCTCCGCGGCCGAGAAGCCGAGCGCCGCCAAGTCGAGGTCAGGCGCCGTCTGCGCCGCGGCGAGCGCATCGCGCAGGAGCGCCTGGTCCCAGGTCGCGTTCTCCGCGATGCGGTTGTCAGCAAGCCGCAGCGCCTCCTTCTGCGCCGCGGACAGATGCCGCAGCACGATCGTCGGCACCTTCTCGATGTCGAGTGCGACGGCGGCCGCGAGCCGGCCATGGCCGGCGATCAGCGCGCCGTCCTCGTCCACCAGCAGCGGGTTGGTGAAGCCGAAGGCCAGCATGCTGACCTTGATCTGCTCGATCTGCGCGGCGCCGTGCACGCGCGCATTGCCGGGATGCGCACGCAGCTCCGCCACCGGGCGCAGCAGGATCTTCGCTGCCATCCAGGGGAGCGTCATCGGGCCATCCGGAATGAGGGTGGGTGCGAACCGTGCGAACCGCGGCTGCGAACCGACGCGGCCATGGTTCGCAGCTAAGCGATTGAGATCAGGGCCGAAGGGTGCGAACTGCGAACCATTTTTCGGGCCAGGCGCTAGCGATGTTGCGCGCTTCCGCCCCCCGCATACGCCTGGCCCAGGAAGGACCCTGCGGCTCGTGAGCCACTGTCTCGATTGAGCGACGCTGTGGTTGGCGAGCCGCGGTGCAGACGGCTGCACCCGCAATTCATCATCGTGGGGAGAGTCTACGAGATGCGGATTCCGCTTCGCCAGCGGGTGAATTGTAACAGCGCGGAGCGGCCGTCGCGCGCTGTCTCAGCCCTTCGCAGCCTTGCGCTTGGCCTTCTTGAGGCCGCCCAGCGCCGCCATCTTCAGGGCCGGGCTCGCCTTGAACTTCACCGTCGCACCCGCCTTCACGGGCACCTTCTCACCCGTGCGCGGATTCAGCGCCGTGCGCTTCGGCGTCTCGCGCACGACGAAGGCGCCGAAGTCGGGGATCGTGAAACGGCCGCTCGCGACGATCTCACCCTTGATCGCCTCGATGATGTCGCCAGCCAGCTTGGTCGCCGCGACGCCGGACAAGTCGGTGGAATTTGCGATGACGTCGGTCAGGAACTTCTTCGACACAGACTGGATCTCCGTTGCAGAGCGCGTGCCATAGCGAAGCCAAGGCAGACTGTCAGCAACCATCGCGGCATGGCTGTGCAGGCCACGCTGACTACAGCGCGTTGCGTGCGCGCTCCACGGCGTCCCGTGTCGCGACCAACGCCGCCAAGGTGACGCCCGCCTGCTTCACCGCAGCCGCCTCGTCGGGATCGACATAGGAGACCTGCTCCTCGGCATCGACGACGCCGGAGGCCAGTTGCTCGTGCAGTTCGTCCAGCCTGGTCTTCACGTCAGCCGGATCGGCATCGGCCTCGCCTAGCCATTCACCGACGATTAGCTCGACCTCGCGCGCCATGCGCGTCGGCTGAACCCCACGCGTCGCCATCGTCTGCAGACGCACCAGCGCTGCATCAAGCGGGCGTGTCGCCGCCCGACGACGTGCTGCCATGACCGTCCTCCGTTGTGAGCACGGCCTTTCTATCATGTTCTTGTATTGTTCTCATAGGGGCGATATGGGTCCGCATGCCCGATGGCGAGCTGCCCCGCCTCCCTCCGCCGTGGCTGAGCGTCTCAACGCTGGCCGCCGCGCGGGCTGCGCGGCGACCTCCCGATCCCTTCACCAGGGTCGACACCAGCAGGGCGGTGCACAATGCCATCCTGGCCCATCATCCAGCCCTGCCGTTCACGCTGATCAACGAGGCCGCCGCCTTCGTGCTCGGCATGGAGTGACCGTTCAGGCTGCCCGCTGCCGCGGCACGAGGCCGTAGACCACCGCCAGCACGCCGAGTCCGGCGACCAGCATGCCCTGCGCCTGAGCGTGGCCGACGCTGCGTCCACCCCAGCCCTGCCGCAGCGCCCATTCGCGCACGGAGCACTCCAACCCGACAACGTGCCAGACGCAGGAGCCAGCTGCGCTCTCGAAGCCGCCCAGCGCCACCATGGCATGCGCGACCTGCTCGCGTGCTGCGACCTGGCGATCGGTGAGGGAATCGCCAGAACCGCCGGGAATGCGGATCAGTGGCATGGCACGCAGCTGATCCAGAGCGGCGACGCGGAACTGCCGGCGGAACACGGCGCCGGCGTCGTGCATCTCCTGCGTGATGGTGCCATTGGCGAGCATCTGGCCGAGGGTGTCGACCGTGCGACGGTGCACGACCGGCAGGCCAGTCTCGGGATCGGCCTCGCGCATCGGCTCCCCCACCGGCCCATGCTGCAGCCGCCACTTCGACGGCATTGCCAGATCCTCGCCCTTGGGCTTCGCGGCCCTGGTCCTGCGCTTACCGGCCATCGTGGCTCTCCCCGTTGCGTCGGCCCCAGCGCCGGTTGGCCTCGTTGGTGATCGCCTGGCGCAGCCAGGGATCCAGGACATCGTCCACCGGAATGGCGGCGACGCCCTGCCGATGCCACGCGGCGGCGCGCATGGCATTGACCTCGGCGTCGGTGGCCGGGCTGCGCGTCCCGCGATCGAGGCATGAGCGAGGCAGCAGCGGTGCACCTGGCATCGTCATGCCCGGCCTCCCTGCGCATCCGTCGCCCAGAGCAGCAGAGCAAGCGCGTCCGCCTCATTGTCGTCCGCCGGGGCGAAGCCGCGGGCCTGCATGGCCGCAATCATTGCGCCCTTGTCGGCATTCCCGCGGCCCGTGGCGAAGCGCTTGATCGTCCCAACGGGAACGCCCTCGTAGGGCACCTCATGCTCTTCGCACCAGGCGGTCAGCGTGCCGAGGAAGCCGCCGTAGACGTGGGCCGCGTCGGTGCCAGCGTGGCGGCGCACTTCCTCGAAGACGAGGCGGCGAATGCCGTGGGCGCGCATGGCGATCTCGACCAGCCAGTCGGTGAAGCGGAGATAGCGCATGCCGCCTCCCTCGAAGCGGCCGGGGCGGAAGGTCTGGGTGCCCGAGAGGATCGTGCTGTCGCCCATGCGCAGTGCCCAGCCCACGGTCGTGCCGAGATCGATGGCGAGGACGGTGTTCCCGGTCTGCCGCAGCGGCGGATCGATGCCGGGCGGCAGGCTTGCATTGGCGGTGGGCGCGGCGAGAGTCGTGAAAGCCATGATGGTCTCCGAGAGGGGATGATCGTGGTGAGGGCGGCGGCGGCGCGGTTCTTGGCGGAGCTCGCCGTCGCTGCCCGGCTGGGATGGATGGGATCGATCCAGGGGGGTGGATCGCGGCCCCGTGTCCTCCGGACGAGGTGTGGTGTGCGCGCGCCGTTGAGGCGCGCACGCACACCCCCGTAGGGGGTGGATGAAGCACCTAACTCCTCCCACTGCGCCAACCCTCTGAATTTGCTCGCAAAAACAGGAGTTAGGAGGAGTGAGGGAGGAGTTGGGGACCTAACTCCTCCGCGGCGCCAAGACATTGATTTCATGGCGAAGTTTTCCGGGAGGAGTGAGGAGTTAGGCCTAACTCCTCAGGAGTTAGGTCGTCCAAGACCCCGTCCGGGTAGACCCAGACCTCGGGGTTTTCGACGTCCAGCGCGTTGCCGGTCTGGGCGCATTTGAAGTGGCTGGGCAGCACCGACTGCGCCGTGTTGGTGATCTCGCCGGTGGTCGGATCGATGCTCTCGACGCCGCCCCCGAGGGTCATGCCCTCGACGCAGAGGTAGCCGAAGCGCGAGCGCACGGCGGGGAAGCCGAATGCGCTGCCGTCGCGGCGGAACTTCACGAATCCCTTGGTGGCGAGCACGCTCAAGCGTTCGCGGATGGTGTGCTTGCTGCCGAGGCCCGCCTTATTCTCGAATGCCTCGGCGAACTGCATCATCGGGTACAGGCGCCCCTCGCTGGCCTCGTCCAGCAGGATCCCGAGGATGACGTCGTGTTTGCGCAGACGCTCCGCATCGAGCTTGCGGCCGATCTCCTTGCGCACGAGCCGCTCGTCGCGGCGGTTGAGCTCGACCCAACGCCCGGCGGCCTTGTCGATCAGCAGTGGTGAGAGCGCAGGCCCATTGCGCAGTTCGAGATGCAGCTCGCGCGGCGTCTGTTCCTCGTCCGGCCGGAACAGGATCATCCCCGAGGTGTAGAAGCCGCGCAGCGCGCTGGCGCCGGAGAGCGACAGGAAGGGATCGTCCTTCACTTGCTGCTTGCTGAGCTTCTTGGTGTGGTGGGCGAGGATGATGCCCGCCTCGGGGGCGACCTGGTCGCGCAGGGCCTCCACCCGGCTCTGCAGGAAGAACATCATCGCCGCGTTGTCGTTCTCTCCTTCGCCTGCGGGCCCGCCATCGAAGAGGTTGCGGATCGGGTCGATGCAGATCACGTCCGGCGGTGCGTCGGGGAAGGCCTGGCGGATGGCCGCGGCGACGAGGGGCACACCCTGTTCGTCGAGCAGCATGCGCAGCTTCGAGGTGACGACGAGGGTGTCGCGCGCGCGGGCGACGATCGTGGGATCGAGTCGGAGCTGCTGCAGGCGTTCGCGCAGGTAGTGGTACTGGATCTCGGCCTGCAGATAGAACACGCGCAGCGGCCGCGGCGCGGTGAAGCGCAGGAAGGGCGCGCCGGCGGCGGCGTGCACCAGCAGGCTGATCAGGAAGTCGGATTTGCCGACCTTCGGCGCGCCGCCAAGGACCAGCATGCCGCCCGGCGTGAGCACGCGCGGCCCGATCAGGTCGTCGGGCATCGGCGAGGTGTCGTCGAGCAACGCGCCGAGGGTGTGGGCCGGGACTGAAGTGGGCGATGCGCCGTCGGCGCGCAGTAGCGGCGGCCCGTTGCGATCGACGTGCAGCGCCCAGAGCGCGTCGGCCTCGACCTTCAGCCGATCGAGCGGCCAGGCCGGGCGGAGGCAGGCGGCGTTGTAGCCGCAGATGGCCTCCCAGCCCTGGTCGGGGGTCAGCCGCCCTTCATGCACCTGGCGGATGAAGTGCCCGATTGCCGCACTCGCCCCCTGGAAGCGCGTCCAGCCATCCTGCGCACCCTCGCGCACGGGGGTGGTGAGCATAGCATTGAGCCCCGGCCGATCGCCCTGGGTGGCGGCCTGGGCGCGCTCCTGCCCGGGCAGATAGGGCATGACGGCGACCGTCTCGGCGAACTCGGCGAGGTCCACCTCGCACTGCGGATGATGCTGGCGGATGGCGACGACGCGCTCCACACCGCCCTTGCGATACACGGTGCCGGGCACGCGGATCGGCTGGTGCGCGGAGCGGAAGTGCGAATCGCCGCCGACCTTGTCGGCCATCTCGCCGCGAAGGGCGCAGAGCCGGACGAGATGCTGCCCCTCCGCCGGCTCGGTCAGCCGCCACCAGGCGTGCAGCTTGGCGGCACCCTCGGCCGTGCGACCTCCGCTCTCCACCAGCAAGGTGGGTGCGCCGACATGCTGGATAAGATGTGCGAGCTTCGCCTCGACGTCGCCGGTATCGAGATCCACCACGACAGCCTGCATCTGCCGGACATGCTCGGCGCGGGCCTGGCCGTGCTCGGCCACCGTGCCGGGGATGACATAGACTGCCGTGCCCTCGCGCGCCGCCCAGGCAGCGTAGGTGCCGAGGGACTCCGCCGCGTGCCGGTCAGCGGGGATCCAGATGTTGTGCGGGCGGGTGTCGAGCCCCTGGCCCTGGTCGACGAAGCCGCGGACCGGGATCAGCCCATCGCAATAGCCGAACACGACCTCGAGGAAGGTTGCGATGGCGCCGTGATTGATCGCCGGGCCGTCTTCCTCCCAGGGCAGGATGGGCGCGTCGTTGAAATCGCCCCACGGATTCATGCCGGCAGGCTCCAGCAGCGCTTGGCCCAGGGGCAGAAGCGGCACTCATGGAAATCCGGGCTGGTCGCAATCCGCGGGAGGAGGTCGCCGCCATCGCAGGCCCTCAGCACGCGCACCGCGCGGTCCGACATGCGCTGGGCCAGGTCGGCGTTGAACGGCACCAACTCGTGGTGCAACTCCGCCGTGTCCTTGTTGATGGCAGTGAACAGCGCCGGATTTTCCGCCACGCCCGGGACGCTGGCATCCATGTAGGCCTGATAGATCGCGATCTGTGCCGCATAGATCGGCTTGGCCGCGGCGACGCCCTTGCTCGACGTCTCGCGCCAGGCTTTGGCGTTCATGGTTTTGCATTCCCACAGCGCGGGGAACGCGATGCCGGGGATCTCGGGCCCGCTGGCGAGGATGCCGTCGACATGGCCGCGAAGGCGCCCGCCAGCCACGGCGAAGCCGAACTGCTCGCCATCGGGGCGGTTGCCCTTGCGGGTGTAGAGATCGAAGCCGGCGGCGCGCAGCCAGTCGACGGCGACATCCTCCAGCGCGTGGCCGATCCCGAAGATGCGCAGGATCCGTCCGTCGAAACCCGCACCTTCATCCTTTGGGGCCTGCAAGAACTCGAACTGCAGGGCGCGCTCGCAGACGTGCCCGAGCCGTGACCCGCCGAGATAAGTGCGTGGCGGGGTGGCGCCATTCCTCGCTACCAGCGCCGCGTCGATCGCGGCATTGACGTGTAGGGCGGTCTGCCCGCGGCTGTTGAAGTCGAGCATCAGAGGGGCAGCTCCTCGATGGTCTGGCCGCGGGCAATCGCCTGCATGGCCTCCTGGAAGGCGCCGACCGCAACCTCGATCAGCGTCAGCACCTGCGGCCCGGTGAGGTCCTGGAGCCGCGTGCCCCAGCCGATCTCAGCCATGATTTCGCCCAGGGGGCGCAGCGCGGCCCGCATGGCGGCCTGCTCCTGCTCGGTGAGGTCAACCACGGCGAGCGACCTCCCCGCCAAGCGCGACCAGAAAGTCTGGCAGGCGATGCAGCAGAAACAGGCCGAGGGCCGCGGCTTGCTCCGCGGCGCCGGATCGAACCAGCCAAAGCCACGCGACGGCCGCGCGCAGACGGCGCAGGGGAATTCGGCGTGCATCACGCGTCATGCCGCCACCGGCAGGTTGTTGGGCTGCGCGCTCATCACCAGCCGGCGGATGGCCTGGCGGTTGAACTTGAAGCTCAGCAGCGCCGAGGCCTGGTACCGGGTCATGCCGAGATCGGCCCGTGCCGCCGGCGGCAGATGGATCAGCTGGCGCTCGGTCGGCGGCTCGCGCAGCCAGCGCCGGCTCTTGTGGGCGCTCTCGTCCGTTTCATAGGTGTTCAACCAGTCATCCGCCGCGGCCAGCGCCACCAGCCTCTCGCCGATGGACAACAGGCGCGGCAGCTCCTCCTTGGCGCCGCCGACCGCGTGCCAGGCTCCGTTCAGGAAGAAGATACCGGCCCAGCCGTTGAACCCGTTGGCCAGCAGCGCGGCGTCATCGCCGAACAGGTCGCACCACTGGAAGGCGGAGCGGCGGAGGAGATCGATCTCCGTCATGATGAAGTCGGTGAGCGGCGCCGTCTCGCGCCCGCGGGGCTCGAAGGCGTGGCCGCAGATCGGGCACTCCATCACAGCGATCGGCACCTCCGCCTCGCAGGAGGGGCAGGTTTTGGTGGGCGGCTCGCCCTCGCCGGGTTGGCTGTCGAGATCGACATCCTGCTCCAGGCAGCCGTGGATCTGCGAGGAGGTGCCGAAGTCGAGCACGATGCAGTCGCGCTTGACGATGCCGGGATGCTCGGTGGGATCCACGGTTCGCAGCCCGCGGCCCACCATCTGGATCATCGTGCACTTGAACGAGCTGGGCCGCAGCAGCACGACGCAGGAGGTGGGCGGGTGGTCCCAGCCCTCGGTGAGGACGGCGACGTTGACCACGATGCGCGCCTCGCCCCGGGCATAGGCGGCCAGGACGGAACGGCGCTCCCCCTCCGGCATGTCGCCGGTCACCACGACAGTGGGAACGCCAGCCGCGTTGAAGGCGGCGGCGACGTGTTCGGCATGGGCGACCGTGGAGCAGAAAGCCACGGTCTGGCGGTCGCCGGCCTTCTCCTGCCAGTGATGCACCACCGCGTCGGTGACCGGCACCGTGTCCATGACGCGGGCGACTTCGCCCATGTTGAAGTCGTCGCCGCTGCGCCGCACCGCGCGGAGCTCGTCCTGGACGCCGACATCGATGATGAAGGTGCGCGGCGGCACCAGGTGGCCGGAGGCGATCAGCTCCCCGAGCCGTATCTGGTCGGCGACGTTGGAAAAGACCTGCCGCAGCCCGACCTTGTCGCCGCGGTTCGGTGTGGCGGTGACGCCGTAGATGCGGCAGCCGGGATTGCGCTGCAGCGCCCGATCGATGATGCGGCGATAGCTGTCGGCGACGGCGTGATGCGCCTCGTCGATCACCAGCAGGTCCAGCGCCGGCATCGCCTCGAGGTTCGCCTGGCGCGTCAGCGTCGGCACCATGGCGAAGGTGACCTGGCCGGCCCAGGACTTCTGGCCGGCATCCACCACCGAGGTGGAGACGCCCGGGTTCACGCGGCGGAACTTCGCCAGGTTCTGCGCCGTCAGCTCATCCCGATGCGCGAGGACCGCGGCCTTGGCGGCGCTGCCATCGATGTGCTCGCCCACCGCCGCCGACAGCATGATCGTCTTGCCGGCGCCGGTCGGGGCGACGCCGAGCGTGTTGCCGTGGGTGTCGAGCGCACGGAGGCTGCGCTCGACGAACTGCTTCTGGCGGGGGCGGAGCATCATGCTGGTGCGGCCCTCCCTCAGCGCGCCCAGGCCGGGCGCGGATCGGCGGAGGCGGCCGGCTGCTGCGGGGGCGCAGGGAAGGCCCCCTGGTGCATGGCGGGGGGCGCGCTGGGCGGCTGGGGCGCCGCGAAGCCCTGCGGCGGTCCGGCGTAGGCCGCCGGCGCGGCGTGTTGCCCCATCGCCTGGGCATAGCCCCGGTGATCCGGCGTCACCGCCCCGCGGATTTCGTTCTTGGCCTCGCCGTTGGTGTCGGTGCCGAGATCAACGCGGGCGATGAATTCCAGCCCATCGAGATCCGCGAAGCCACCAATGCGCCGCGCCGCCTGCGCCTGGGGCGAGACATCCTTGTCGGCGATGCCGCGCGCGGAGTTCAGCATGCTGCGCACGAAGCTGCGGCCCATGTTGCCCCAGTCCGGGCCCTTCGGGCTGTAGAGGCCGATCAGCGTGAAGATCTTGCGCTTGGCGTAGGGCCCCTCCAGCACGGTGAACTCGCCATTGAGATAGACGGCGCCGGTGCTGCCGCGGGTGGCGAAGCCGCCGGTCCAGCCCTGGCTCGGATCATCGAAACCGCCAGGGCGGATGTTGAGGCGGACCTTCGCCAGCGTCCCCTTGGGGATCAGGTTCGGGTTCGACTGGGCGTCGTTGTAGTCGTTCCAGGAAGCCATGCAGCGATCTCCTCGGATCAGGCGGTCGGGGTGTTGGCAGGCGCGGGCAGCGCGGGCGTCGGCGCCGGCAGTGCCAGGCGCTCAGCGATCGGGCGAGCGGGGCCGCGGATCTTCGCGAAGAGCCGGCCAAGATGCGGCTCCTCGACCATGTCGAGCCGGCCGCTGCGGTCCTTTGCGGGGTATCCCCAAGGATTGAGCGTCTGGCACACGAGTGCGCGGCGGAGCTGGCCGTCCTCGCCCTTGATGGCGGCGAGCGTCAGCACCTCGTCGACGATGCCGGGCAGTTCGAGACCGGTCTTGCTGCCGTCGATCTGCGGCACGAAGAGCTTACGATTGAAGTCGTCGACCTTCTCGTCGAGGATGCCCACGAAGATCACGTTCTTGCCGCGGGTGTGCTGGAGCTGCGTGAGCCACGCGATCATCTCGCGGCCATGCAGCCCATAGGCGCCGCGCAGATCGGGCTTGCCGGTGCGTTCGGCGAAGGCCTCGGGCTGGCCGCGGCACCATTGCAGGCAGAGACGGCCGGCCACGGTGATGCTGTCGATGAACAGCGTCTCGTAGCGATCGAGCGATGCGGGATCGCCGAACTTCGCGCAGACGCTGGTGTAGTGCGCCTGCGAGTATGGCTGCTCGTCGCGCAGCGCCGGGTTCGGCCCGCCGAAGAAGGCCGCGAGGTCGCGGCATTCCTCCCAGGTGCGCGGGCGCACCGTGTCGCCCGGCCATCCCTCGACGGCGAGGTCACCGGCCTCGAGGTCCCAGAAGAGCGTCGTCGTCGCCAGCAGCGTCCACAGCAGGCTGGTCTTGCCTTCGCCGCTGCGGCCGAAGATCGCCACCTTGATCATTCGCTCGATGGCGAGCCGCTCATCGGCGGTGATGATGCGCAGCGCCATCAGGAGATCCCTCCGGTGAAGGGGATGGCGACGCCACCGTCGCGCAGCTCACGCTCGGTGCAGATCGTCAGCCGGTAGCTCGGCTTGCCCGTGCGCACCGTGCGCGCCGGCTCGAAGGCGCTGCGGATGCGCTCGGGCCAGGCGGCATAGGCGCGCTCGGCCACCTTGAAGCTGACCTCGACATACTCGCCGGGATCCTCGCCGCCCGCGCGGATCTGCTCTGCGAGCGCGGCAAGCCGGCGCTGATCCCATTCGACCTTCTTCGGCAGATCAGCGGTGACCTCGACGGTCCCGTCCTGGAAGCGGACGGTGCCGGTGTCCTTGCCGGCCGCCGCACGGGCGCCGATGGCGCGCTGCTCGTAGCGCATGGCGATGGCGCCCTCGATCCAGTCAAGCGCGCGCTTGGCGATATCGAGGCGGGAGCGCGCCTCCTCCTGCAGCAGGGCGAGATGCTCGGCCGGCAGATCGATCACCTGCCCGATCGGCAGCAGGCGCATGTCGTCGATCGTCGGGTGGTTGCGGCGGGCGGCCTCCATCACGCCGCCTCCCGGCCGAACAGCTCGGCCAGCACGTAGCCGGCGGCGCTGCGGGCGCTCAGGGGCCGTGGCCGGACGACCAGCAGGTAGGCGCAGCGCCCTTCGGCGACGCGGCGCTGCACGAGATGACCGAGGCCGGCTTCCGCCATCGCCCAGACGCGCCGCGCGACGGCTTCGAGATCATCGCGGCGCTCGGCCGACAATTCGGACGCGGCCTTGTCACGATCACGAGCGAGCAGGCCGATGTGGTAGACGATGGCATCGCCGGGCGACGCATCGGCAAAGCGATCGCACAGGCCGTTCTCCGTCATCACGACATCGAGCAGATCCTCGATGCTCGACATGAGTGCGGTCGACAGCAGTTCAGGGGATGTGAAGCGCATCGTGTGGGGCTCCCTTCGACGCGTGGTGCTCACTTTGTTATTTACGGATCTGCGTGAAATCCTTCTCACGGCCGCGACGGCATCGGCGTCGCCGCGCGTGCGGATGCCGCAGGCTCGGGGCGCACACCGAGCGTGCGCAGCCAGCAGCGCAGGTCGTGCAGCTCGCGATAGAAGGTGGCGGGGGAGACAGCGCCGGCGTCGCGCGCGGCCACGACATCACGGTGCAGGATGATCCGCCCCAGCAGCGCTCGCGGTGCCGGCGGCAGATCCTCGCCGACGCGCCCGAATGCGATGCCGATGTCGGGATCTGCCTGCGGCACCACGAGGGAACTGCGGATGTCAGCAGCGAACTCGCCATCGAGGGACACGCACGCCGGCGGCGATGGCTGCCGCGCGCGATCGATGACGGCACGCCGCGCGAGCACGGCGACGAAGGTGGTCCAGGACGCCCGCGTAACGTCGAAGCGCTGGCCCGCTTCAAGGATGACCAGCAGGATGTCCTGGGTCAGGTCCTCTCGGTCCTCCCGGGCCAGGCGACGCTGCCGGGCGAAACGCGCGGCGTGGCAGCGGGCCGCCGCCAGAGCCACACGGACCTGACGTTCATCCCATTTTTCAGGAAGATGCGCCTGCGATTTCTGTTTCTCTCTCATCCCACGGCCCTTCCGGCTCGGTTGATTGCGATGAGCCGAGATCAGCGGCGCGGTCGGGGGTGCGGCTAGGGCACGGGGGTGCGCAGGGGTGCGCTGAACGCCCCCGCTCATCATCGCACCCCATAACAACTCAATGCGTTAGCGCTCCCCATCAATCACTTACGCACCAGGGGGTGCGTGATAGCCGCGATCACCGCACCCCCTCCCGTCGCGACCGCTGGACTCCTCCACGGATGGGAACATAAAGTGAACTTACCGTTGCCCAATCATCTCTAAGCCGGGGACTTGGTTCCTATGTCCATCGCGATCGCCTATCCCGCAGCCGCAGCGCTCAGCCCGCGCCAGGACGCAGCTGTCCCAGCCATTCGTACCGTCGCCGCCCAGGTCCGGCGCCAGATCCCGCGCGAGCCCGACAGCCTCTCGCTGACCCTCCCGGCACTGATCGACGCCTGTCGCGCGGTCGAGGTGAACGAACAGCGCCTGTCCGTGTCCTGGGAGCTGGGCCGCGCGCTGCGCGATGAGTTCGGCCAGTCCGTGCTCGGCCTCTGCGACATCGATGCGCACGAACCGGGCTGGGCCTACATCGCGGTCAATGGACCAATGACAGCCAATCGCCCTGATCTGGCGCTGAGCACAGCGGCGCATGAGCTCGGCCATCTGCTGTTCGACGTGCCGGCCGCGCTGGCCAGGGGAGACCACCGCTATCACGCGGTGGCCAGTTCCCCGCGGGCGCTCGAACGCCAGGGTCGTGGCGCTGAAGCCCGAGCCAACGAGTTCATGGGCGCCCTGCTGGCGCCGCCGGTGCAGCTGCACACGCGGCTGCTGGCCTATGCGCGCAGCGAGGGGCTGCGGCTCTGCCGCGGGCCGCACCAGGGCCGGCCGGCCAGCCCGATCGTCGCGGCCGGCAATCCGCCGGATGTCCTGGCGGGCGTGCTGGCGGCGCTGGCCGGCGATTTCGGTGTGTCCGAGCGGTTCATCGCCGTGCGCCTATCTCGCTACGGCCTGGTGGAAGGAGGCGTGTGATGGCGTTCGGCGATGTGGTGCGCGCCCGGCGCACGGAGCTCGCGATCGGGCTCAACGATTTGGCCGAGCGGATGGGGATCTCCCCCGGCTATTGGTCACGGATCGAGCGCAATCTCGACAAGCCACCGAGCGATGAGGTGGTCCAGCGCGCCGCGGCGATCCTCGGCATTCCGCTCGACGCGCTGTTTGTCGAGGCGGAGCGCCTGCCGCCCGATATGCGCAAGGACATGGGTCGCGTCGTGCTGGCCTATCGGCGCCTGCGCAGCATGCGTGCTGGCTGAGGGAGGAGGCGATGGCAAACCCTCCAAAGAAGAAGGTCTTCTACCAGATCGACGAAGTGTGCGAGCGGCTCGGGCTGTCGCTACTCGATATGTCGGTGCTGGTATCCGAGCGGAAGATCCAGCTCTGCACCGCAGTGGCTGGCTTACTGGTGGAGGACGGCCACTACGAGGTCGCGCTCGATGGCGATGATGCGCCGGTCCCTGATGACCGCTCGCGTGTGCAGGGCCTCGTCGACCTGAAGCCAGACGATGCGTGGTTCGTTCTGCGGCATGGATCGCAGACGATCTTCTGGCTGGCTGCCGAGCCGGGTTGCTACCGGCGCCTGGTCAGCACGAGCGAGGAAGACCGCGGCTACACCGTCATCCGTGACGAGGTCGGCGTGCGCCACGAGGAGTTCGCGCGCTACGCGGTCACCGAGGAAGCGCTGGATAACATCGCGCTTGGACCGAAGGCCAGAGGACGCGGCTCGCAGCCGATTTATGACTGGGATGCGGCTCGGCTCGAGGCGTGTCGGCTGATCTACTTCGAGGGTGTGCCGGGGTCCTTCGGCGCCCTGATCCGGCATGTGCAGGGCTGGTTTGCCGAGAAGGGCGGCAGGGTGCCCGACGAGAGCACGATGAAGCGTCGGCTACGCGATGTCTGGGCCATGTTTGGATCGGAGGCAAAGCCGAAGGCGGCGTGATCGGGGTTCTTCGCGTGGTGCCGTGAGAACGGCACCACCGCAAATCCGTACATAACAGGCAGGACCATGCGTGTTGGATCGCGATGCCCCTGCCGACCCCGACCAATCACCACCACCCGCCCCACCTCCGCGAGGTGTGCGACCTTCTCGCGCGCGGCCTGCTGCGGCTCCGCAGCCGCGCTGCCGAGGAAGCGGCGCGGGGTGCGGCGGACCGGGGAGAGCGGTTGCTACACTTCCCGGCCGCCCAGCGCCTGCATGCGAACCGGACCACCCGGAGAGACGCATGACGCGCACCACGAAGCCCAAGCCCGCCACCCCGCCGGCGTTCGCCGCCCCCGCCATCCCCCCTGCCGACGTGCTGGGCCGGCTCGCCGCCCTGAAGACCGCCGCCACACCCGCGCTGAAGCAGCAGTGGCGCGACCTCTTCGGCACCGAGCCGCCGCCCTACAACCGGCGCTTCCTGGAGAGCCGGCTCGCCTACCGAATCCAAGAGCTTGCCTATGGCGGCCTGAAGCCGGAGACGCTGGCGCGGCTCGAGGCGCTCGGCGAGCAGCTCGACGGCGGCAAGGTCACCGTCCGCCGCATGCGCGGCGATGATAAGCCGCTCGCCGGCACGCAGCTGATCCGCGAGTACCGGGGCGTCGAGCACGTCGTGACCGTGACGCGCGCCGGCTACGAGTACGGGGGCCGCCCCTACCAATCGCTCTCTGCCATCGCCCGCGCCATCACTGGCACGCGGTGGAACGGCCGCGTGTTCTTCGGCCTGCGCCCGAGTCGGGGCGCGGCATGAAGCGCGACGCGAAGGCGACCGGCATCATGCCGGGCACCGTGAAGAAGCTCCGCTGCGCGGTCTACACCCGGAAGTCGAGCGAGGAAGGCCTCGACATGGAGTTCAACTCCCTCGATGCGCAGCGCGAAGCGTGTGAGGCGTTTATCGCCAGCCAGCGCGCCGAGGGCTGGGTGCTGGTGCGCGAGCGCTACGACGATGGCGGCATCTCCGGCGGGACGCTGGAACGCCCCGCCCTGAAGCGCCTCGTCGCCGACATCCAGGAGGGGCTGGTCGACGTGGTGGTGGTGTACAAGATCGACCGCCTGAGCCGCTCGCTGGTCGACTTCACCAAGCTGGTCGAGGTGTTCGACGCGAACCAGGTCACCTTCGTCTCGGTGACGCAGTCATTCAACACCACCACCAGCATGGGGCGGCTGACGCTGAACATCCTCCTGTCTTTCGCGCAGTTCGAGCGGGAGGTCATCGGCGAGCGGATCCGCGACAAGGTCGCGGCGTCGCGCAAGCGGGGCATGTGGATGGGCGGCTTCGTGCCGCTGGGCTACGACGTGCGCGAGCGAAAGCTGTTGGTGAACGACGCAGAGGCCGCATTGGTGCGGCGGATCTTCCAGGGCTTCGTCGAGATGGAATCGTGCACGAGGCTGGTGCAGGTGCTGCGCGCCGAGGGCGCCACGACGAAGCGGGGCCGCCCACTGACCAAGAGCGACGTCTACCGCATCCTCAGCAACCGCGTGTACCTCGGCGAGGCGGTGCACAAGGGCACGGCCTATCCCGGCGAGCACGACGCCATCGTCACCCAGGCGCAGTGGGACGCGGTGCATGCCATCCTGCAGGTCAGCCCGCGGGTGCGGGTCAACCGGACACGGAACACCACCGCGCCGCTGCTGCGCGGGCTGATCTTCGATAGCGACGGCCGCGCCATGTCGCCGAGCCATAGCCGCGGCCGAGGCGGGCAGATGTACCGCTACTATGTCAGCCAGGCGGTGCTGAAGGGCGGCGCGACGGAACGGCCGGCGATCGCGCGTCTGCCGGCCGGCGAGATCGAAGCGGCGGTGGTCGCGCAGGTCCGCGGGCTTCTGCGGCAGCCAGAGATGGTGGTCGGCACCTGGCGGGCCGCGCGCAGCACAGCGCCGGACGTCACCGAGCAGGAGGTACTGCTGGCGCTGGAGCGGATCGAACCGCTGTGGGACGAGCTGTTCCCGGCCGAGCGGGCGCGCATCGTGCGGCTGCTGGTGGACCGCGTCGACGTCCGGGCCGAGGGCGCCGCGGTGCGGCTGCGGCTGGACGGGCTCGGCAGCCTGGTGCGCGACCTCGCTGCGCAGGCGCCCGAGGCCGGGAGGGTCGCAGCATGAGCGAGGCGGCACAGACCCTCACCGTGGTCATCCCGCTCTCGGTGAAGTCGCGCGGCGGGCGGAAGGCGATGGTGACGCCCGGCGTGCTGGCGCTGGAGGGCCGGCAGGACATCACGCTCATCAAGGCGGTCGCACGCGCCTTCCGGTGGCGGCGGATGCTGGAAGCCGGCCGCTTCGCGACCATCAACGAACTGGCCGCGGCCGAGAAGATCAACTCTTCCTATGTCTCGCGGGTGCTGCGGCTGACGCTGCTGGCGCCGGACATCGTCGAGGCGATCCTGGATGGGCGGCAGCCCGAGGGGATGGCGCTGCCAGCGCTGATGGAGGGGTTTCAGGTAGAGTGGGACCGGCAGCCGCCGCGATGGGCGCTGGTAGTCGGTGCACCGCCAAATGCTTCTCCAAACCTGACCGGATCGGCTATCAGCTAGGTGCCGGGGGACGGGAATCGGTTTAGCCTGGCACAGTCTGAAAAATCTGGGTGAATACAGGCTCATGGCTATCGCAACGATCAAGCAGCTTTGCACGCCCAATGCTGTCGTCACCGGCGACAGCCTCGTTGAGCAAGTTGCGCAGATTGATGATCTCGCCAAAGGCAAGGTCGATGGCCGTGAATTCTTCCGACGAAATCACTTCACCTCCGGCCTAGACTTGCTCGTGAAGCGCGGGTTCGATCGGCTCGCGGGCAAGTCAGAAGATGGCGCCTTCTACCTCACCCAGGCCATGGGAGGAGGAAAAACCCACAGCCTCATCGCATTCGGGCTTTTGGCTTCAGACCCCGCCCTCAGGCGGGAAATCGTGCCGCGCATCGTCACGGGCTCGGAATTCGGCGCGGCCAAGGTGGTCATCTTCAACGGCCACCAGAACCCGGAGACCCTCCTCTGGGGCTACATCGCCGAACAGCTCGGCCGGCCTGATGTGATGGCGCCGTTCTGGCGTAGTGGTGCGAAGACACCCGGCGTCGATGAATGGGTGCAGGCCCTCGGCACCGAACCCGTTCTCATCCTTTTGGACGAGCTGCCCAGCTACCTCCAGATGGCCCAGGGCGAGCCGGTGGGCGCCACAACCCTCGGCGACCTGACGATCGGCGCCTTGGAGCGGCTGTTCAACGCGCTGCCGCGATGCCCGCGTGCCTGCGTCGTCGTCACCAATCTGAAGGACGACGTGTACCTGGAGGGCTCAGGCCAGCTCCGCACGCTGATTGAGAGCCTGACCAAGCACTACGATCGCAACGCCCAGGCCATCACGCCCGTCCAGCAAAACTCGGGCGAGGTCTTCGCCATTGTCCGAAAGCGCCTCTTCGACGGCTTGCCCAGCGCGGACCGGATCGACGAGATCGCGCAGGCCTACGTTGCCGCTCTCCAGAAGGCCAAACGGGTCGACACGATCCCCACCACGCCGGAGACCTTTGTCGAGCGCATCCGGGAAACCTACCCGTTCCATCCGTCGATCCGCGACATCGTCGCCCGTTTCGCCGAGAATCGCGGCTACCAGAAGACGCGCGCCCTAATCCGTTTGCTTCGCCTCGCCGTCCGGGGCGCGATGGCGAGCAATGGCAACGCATTCCTGGTCGGCCTCCAGCACCTCGATTTCAACGACCAGGCCACGATCGAGGAAATCCGGAAGATCAACCCGGCCTATAGCAACGCAATCTCGCGCGACGTCTCCGACCGCGGCAACGCCCTCGCCGAGAAGATCGACGCGATCGACGGCAACACGACCGCATCGGGTGTTGCGAAGCAGCTGCTGATGTCCTCGCTCTCCAACGCTGAGTCCCCCCTGCGCGGCCTCACAGACGGCGAGCTGATCGAGACCCTGGTTGATCCCCTGCTCGAAGTCTCCGAGATCAAGACCGCGCTCAGCCGCATTCAGGGCCAGGCTTGGTATCTCTTTCAGGGCATCGATCAGCGCGTATTCTTTGGCCAGACGGCCAACGTCACCGCTGAGATCACCGAGATCGCGGCCAACATCGCCGAGGAACAGGTCGACCAGACCCTGCGTGAGAAGCTGCGCGAGGTCTTCAAGCCGCGGGCCGGGGCGCTGTACTCGGACAAGATGGCCATCCTGCCGGCGCTGGATGAGATCCAGCTCGACGACGAACGCCCCACGCTGGTGATCCTGGAACGGCCCGCCGACAAGCTGCCGCAGGACTTCGTCGACTGGTGGAACAAGCAGGACCTGCAGAACCGCGTCCTCGTCCTCACCGCCGACCCCAATGCCGTCACCACGCTGCGGCTCAGCGCGCGACGCATGAGAGCCATCGGCAAAGTGGAGGAGCGCATCAAGGCGCAGCACGGCCAGGGCTCGCCGCAGATGGCCGAACTCGATGGCGTGCGCGACCGTGAAGCGGCCAACTTCACCAGCGCCCTGCGCGAGACCTTTAAGACCATCGTGTTCCCGATGACGAAGGCGCTGCGTCGCGTGGACGACTTCCGCATGGAGTTCGACCGCAACGACTACTCCGGCGAGCAGCAGATCATCGACACGCTGACGAAGCGTGGCAAATTCATCCCGAGCGATCAGTTCGACGGCAAGTTCGAGAACATCCGGCTCGATGCTGAGGACATGCTGTTCGACGCCGACGCAGTGCAGGCATCGTCGTTGCGCCGCAATGCTGCTGTCCGCTCCGGCTGGTTCTGGCTGCCGAAGGGCGGGCTGGAGCAGTTGGTCCGCACCGCCGTGCAGCGAGGCTTCTGGCGCGAGAAGGAGGGCCTGGTCGCCAAGAAGTGGGAACGCCTGACGAAGGTCACCGCCCGGCAGGATGACTTCGCCCAGGACCCGATGGTCACCGGCCGCTTCCAGATCAACGTCACCCCCGAGGATGCCGACATCGTCTATGTGTCGGAGAGCGGCCCTCCCGACCCCGCAAAGGCCACCAGGCTGGATGGGCGCGTCTATGAGACGGCGGCACCGGCGGTCTGGTTCCTCGGCGTCGATTCCAAGGGCGTGGCGAAGACCGGCGCTGCCTGCGAGTGGCGCGCGACCCTGCGCGTGAAGCCCGACGTGCGGCGCCTGGCCACCGGCTATCGCGTGGCGCTCCTGGCCATCCCGCGGGCTGCAACGATTCGCGCGACCTTTGACGACACCGACCCCCGGACCGGGCCGGAGGTGCCGCACGCTGAGATCGATGCGCCGCCCAACGCCCGCAAGCTGCGCGTGGTCGCGGAACTGCATGGACAGTTCAGCCAGGAGGAAACCGCTCCGCTGGCGACCGGCATGGATGAAGGCCCCTTCAACCCAAGCAAGCCGAAGCTGAAGCCCGACGCCCCTGTCACCATGATCTCCAAGTTCGAGCCGAAGGACACCGCGGCGGCTTTCTCCGCGCTCGACCGCTTGGCGAAGCTGCCGGAAGCAAAGGTGCTTGGCGGCACGATCGACTTGAACGGCATGCGGTCGGAGGCGGATTTCCTCACGCTCCGTCTGGGGCGTGACGTGCCCATTCCCGCTTCGGCACTCGATCAGAAAGTGAAGGATTTGCTGGCCTTGCTCTCCGCCGAGGCGCCCACGGTGAAGCTCCGGCTCGACGGTATTGCCTTTCCGTCCGGACGGGACCTCATGGCCTTCTGCGACGCGGCAGGTGAGGATTTCGACCGCGTCGCCTGGAAGCAGGACTGACGATCATGGCCCACGCCCCCGCCGCACCCGCACCCGCCAGCTTCGACTGCGCCGACATCTATCAGGAGCACGGCTTTCTCGTGCGCCTCACCAAGGGCCGCGACGCGAAGGTGCAGGTGTTCGAGGTCTTCGGCCGCCCGCCGACGGAACGCGAACCGCAATGGGCGCCCGAGACCATTCTGCGCTGCGAGGCCGCGCGCGAGGTCTGGGACGTCGTCTCGCCCGAGGCGCGCGCCGAGTTCAACCGGCGCCTGAAGACAGAGAACCGTCCGGCGGGGCGCTGGGGTGCGGATGAGACGGCCGTGCAGCGCCTGTTCGGCAAGGAATTGCTGGTGCTGCTCTGGGCCATCGAGCTGCCTGACGTGAAGCCGGAGGAGGTCGGCGTCGCGATCCGCAACTGGCTGGGGCTGAAGCCCGAGGAGCGCTGGTGGCTCTACACCATGACCGCTGCCGGCACCGGGCTGGCGCACCAGGCTGGCATGGGGTGGCGCGGCGCCCTGCGGCAGGCGCTGTGCTTCGGCACCCGCCACGACGCCTTCCACCTGGGGGCGGTGACCGGCCGCGGCACGCTGGAGCCGCGGTTGAATGCCCAGTACGTGCAGCCGAAGCGCAAGCCAAGCCGCAAGAAGAGTGATGACCCTGGCTTCTTTTTCGCTCCGGCGCTGCCGGCCGAATGACGGAGAGTGCTGTGAGTGCTGCTGCGCGTGCTGAGACGGCCCCGGGCCTTGCGCCCTTTTCGCTCAAGGATGCGCCGGCTTTCATCGAGCGGCAGTTTCCTGTCGGACGGCTTTCGGCGGAGGCCTACAAGGAGCGTAAGGCGAACCTTGGACAAACGTTGACGGGGCTCGGCTCGTATTGGAAGGGGCGCAAGCCCCTCATTATGGTGCGGGCTGTCGTGCTGGGCTGCCTCTTGCCCTCAACGAATGATGCCGCAGAAGACCTCGATGTCTTCCTCAAGCTCATGGCGATGGACGATATGGCCTTCGGTCGCCGGTTCAACGGAAGCGCCGCCGAATTCGCAAAGCTCTTTCCGGCCTACGCGAGCCTAGCAACGGAGGCCAAAGGCAAACGCAGCGTCTGGAGAGAAGATCTATCCACAGCGCAGCGACAAATCCGCGTCGCTGAGGCCTTTACCAGCCTCCCCTACGCAGAGCGGCTGAAGCACGTGCGCCGGCCTGAAGAATGCGACGAGGCTGAACTCTTGGGCACAGTATGGCCGTCCGTGAATCAGCATCTTGGTACAAGCGCCGGAAGTCTGCCTCAGTTGGTTGAGCAGCTCGGCCTGCTCCGCTTTGGACGTCGTCCGCAGGTAGCTGACACATTCTGCGGTGGAGGATCTATCCCGTTCGAAGCGGCACGGATCGGATGCGACGTCTATGCTTCAGACCTCAACCCGATCGCGTGCATGCTGACCTGGGGCGCCTTCAACATCATCGGGGCAAAACCCGATAGGCGCGTGGAGATTGAGAAGGCGCAGAAGAGCGTTGCGCAAGCGGTAGATGCAGAGATCACGCGCCTCGGCATCGAGCATGACGCAGCCGGCAATCGTGCGAAAGCGTACCTCTATTGCCTTGAGACGCGATGCCCCAAGACTGGTTGGATGGTGCCCATGGCGCCATCCTGGGTTGTTTCGAGGCTCCGCAATGTGGTTGCAAAGCTGGTGCCCGATCACGCTGCGAAGCGCTACAAAATCGAGATTGTCGCGAATGCGTCCCCTGAAGAAATGAAGACTGCGGAGCAGGGCACCGTTCGAGATGGCCGGTTGGTTCACCCCATGAATCCTGAACGGTCTGGCGTCGAGATCAAGACCATCCGTGGAGACTACAGGGACGCCGACGGAGCCACGCGTAACCGTCTCCGCCAATGGGAGATCGCCGATTTCGTACCAAGATCGGACGATATCTTCCAAGAACGCCTTTACTGCGTTCAATGGATCGCAAAAGACTCGTTTGGGAAATCCAGACAGGAGACGTTCCTCGCCGCGGTGACTGATGAAGACATGGAGCGCGAGCGTCGTGTTGAGGAAATTGTTCGTGACAACCTAGCACGCTGGCAAGAATGCGGCGTGGTGCCGGACATGGCTATCGCGCCTGGTGAGAAGACTGATGAGCCAATCCGCACGCGCGGTTGGACTTACTGGCACCATCTATTCGGAGCCCGGCAGATACTGCTTTTTTCGCTGTATTTTTCTAATAGATCGGCAGAAGAAAGTATATTTAGCGCAAAAATGCTCGACTGGAACTCTAGAATTTCTGGATGGATGAATCACTGGGAGAAGACAAATCAGGTTTTTTATAATCAGGCATTGAATCCTCATTTAGACTACGCCGCACGCGCCTTCGTAAGTCACGATGCTGGTCGTGTTTTTGGATTTAGTGATGTTGCGATCCCACCTGGTTTAGTGAAAATAAAAACTAAAAATGCAAAGGATTACAATGAAGATTGCGAAATAATTGTCACCGATCCGCCGTATGCTGATGCTGTTAATTATCATGAGATAACAGAATTTTTTATAGCTTGGCTGCGGAAAAATCCCCCGGCTCCATTTGATAATTGGGCATGGGACTCACGGCGAGATTTAGCCATTAAAGGAAAAGATGAGCAATTTCGGCGCGATATGGTGTCCGCGTATAGCGCAATCTCACAACATATGCCTGAGATTGGCCAGCAAGTTGTTATGTTCACACATCAGGACGCTGGTGTGTGGGCTGATCTCGCCAGCATCTTATGGGCTGCCGGACTGCGCGTTACCGCGGCTTGGAACATCGTCACCGAGACTGAAAGCGCACTGAAGGCGGGCAATTACGTCCAAGGAACGGTTTGCCTCGTGCTTCGTAAGCGCCTGGGCGCAGTCAATGCTCGGCGCATGGAGATTGAGGCGGAGATTGAGGAGGCGGTGGCGGCCCAACTCGCCCACCTCAACGCCCTCGATGACGCCTGGCACGAGCGCACCAATGCGGAGACGCTCTACACCGATGGCGACCTGACGCTCGCCGCCTATGCTGCGGCCCTGCAGGTCGTCACCGCCTATTCCAGCATTGATCGCCAGCCGCTCGACCGCGACCTCTACCGCAAGCTCGGCAAGGGCGAGACCACCATGCTGCGTGACTTGGTGGACTACGCCGCGCAGGTGGCGAACAGCCTGCTGGTGCCGGAGGGCTTCCCCCGCGACATGTGGCGGGACCTGCTGGCCGCCGAGCGCTTCTATGTCCGCATGCTCGACATGGAGGCGAAGGGCTCCGCCAAGGTCGCCGACTTCCAGAATTTCGCGAAGAGCTTCGCCTTCGGCGGCTATGCCGACCTGATGGCCTCCACCACCGCGAACGCGGCGTCGCTCGCCGGCGCCGCCGATCTCAAGGGCCGCATGCTGGAAGGCGAGGGCTTCGGTGGCACCCAGCTCCGACAGGTGCTCTTCGCCATCTGGAAGACGATGGAAGGCAAGGAGCTCGACCCCAAGCGCGGCGTCATTCTGCTGAAATCAGAATACAACACAGACTACTGGCAGCGCCGGCAGAAGCTGATCGCCCTGGCCCGCTATGTCGCCGGCAAAACGGCGCGTACTCGCCCCGACGAAAGCGCGGCCGCGCATGAGCTGGCCGAGGCGCTGACGCTCGACAGGGTCTAGCCCATGGCGATCGAGCGCTTCTCCTCCCGCCGCGAAGCGCTGGGCCCTGTCCTGACCGCACGGCTCGCGGGCGCCAAACGGTACCTTCGCATCGCCGGCTATTTCCGCTCTTCCCTGCTCGAGGTGGTGGGCGAGGCGCTGGAGACGGTCGGTGAGATCAGAGTGATCTGCAACGGCGACCTCGACCCGCATGATGTGAAGGTGGCGAAGGCCGCCCGCGACGGCCAGGCAGCGCTGGCACGCACCCTGGTCTCTTCCTGGCAGGCGACGGAAGACGGGCTGGACGTGCTGCTCGCCCGAGAACGCTATCGGCGGCTGCACGACCTTCTGGCCTCGGGCCGCATGAAGGTGCGCGTGGTGCCACGGGATGCCGACAATGTCTTCGTGCACGGCAAGGCTGGCGTGATCGAGCATGGCGACGGCCGCGTCTATTCCTTCGTCGGCAGCGTGAATGATTCCGCCTCCGGCTTCCGGCATGCCTACGAAATTCTGTGGGGCGACGAAGATCCGATTGCCGCGACCTGGGTGCGCGAGGAGTTCGAGCATTTCTGGCAGCAGGGCGTCGACCTGCCCGATGCGGTGGTGAAGCACGTCGCCGCCATGGCAGGCCGGATCGAATATCGCTCGATCGAGGCGGCGCGTGACACGGGCGGCGATGTCGCGACCGATGCCATCCTGGCCGAGCGCCCGATCTACAAGGGCGGGCAGATCCTGCGGTCCTGGCAGAAGCGCTTCGTGCAGAGCTGCGTCGAGGATCGCCGGCTGCATGGTCGCGCGCGCTATCTGATCGCAGACGATGTCGGCCTCGGCAAGACGCTCTCCATGGCGGCCGCGGCCCTGGTGCTGTCGATGCTCGACGACAAGCCGGTTCTGATCCTGGCCCCTGCAACGCTGATCTGGCAGTGGCAGGAGGAGTTGGAAGACAAGCTCGGCGTGCCCGCGGCGGTGTGGTCAACCCAGAAGAAGTGCTGGCTCGATGGCGAGCGGCGCCCGCTGACGCAAAAGGGTGATCCGACGCTGGTGGCGAAGTGCCCCTGGCGGATCGGGATCATGTCCACAGGGCTGATCGTGAACGGCGATGACGCCGGTGAACGAGGGGCACTGGCGAAGAAGTCCTTTGGCGTGGTCATCCTGGATGAGGCGCACAAAGCACGCGCCTCCCGCGGCCAGAACGGCCGCGGCGCGGCGGAACCAAATCAGTTACTGCGATTCCTGCGTGGCGCCGCTGGCAAGGCCACCAACGTGATCATTGGCACAGCGACGCCGATCCAGCTCGACGCGGTCGAACTCTGGGATCTGCTGAGTGCGCTTGGCCAGGGTGCGCCGCAGGTCCTTGGGCAGCCCTTCGACGGCGGCGAGTGGGTGCGTGAGGAGTCGATCCGCTACCTGACCGGGGCCAAGGCCTGGCCGATGAACGACACGAACCGCTGGGGCCTGTTCCGCAACCCGCTGCCACCTGCCGCTGAACACTCGGTGTTCCGCGACATCCGCAATGATGCGGGCCTCCTCCCGCGCGACGTGCTGGGGCCGCGGTTCGACGATCTTGGCTCAGATATCCGTACCGATTTCCTGAACGACTTCCAGGCGCTCGCCGAGCGGCACAACCCGATCGTGCGTCGGGTTGTTCGGCGCACCAGGCCGATGCTCGAAGCGCGTGGGCTGCTCAAGCGCATTGGCGTGCTGACGCACCCGAAGCCTGACGACGGCCTGCCAGCCTCGCTGTTCAGCGGTGAGGGCCTGGAGATGAGCATCGCCTTCAGGGCCGCCTATGAGGCCGCGGAGGCCTTCAGCCGCCTGTACGCGCAACGCTTTCCCGGCGCTGGCTTTCTAAAGACCATCCTGCTGCGCCGCATCGGTTCTTCGGCGCGCGCTGGGCTTGAGACGGCACGGCATCTGCTCGGTCGGCTGGACGGTCCGCTCGTCCCCGAAGACGAGACGAGCGATGAAGGCGTCCCCGACAATGCCCTGCCGCCCGATCCCCAGGAGCTCCAGTACCTACGCGATGTGGAGCGGAACCTGGCCGCCGTCGTCTCGGGCAGTGACACGGATCCGAAGGTTCAGGTGGTGCTGCACTATCTGCGTGAGCGGCGCTGGCTTGAGACGAACGGCGCCATCATCTTCAGCCAGTACCGGACGACGGCGGAGTGGGTCCTGGAGGCCCTTTGTGCCGCGTTTCCGGACGAGCCGGTGGCTCTCTACGCCGGCGGCGCCGCGTCCTTCGTGCAACGCGGCCAGGATCGCCGCACGGCTGCCCGCGAGCAGATCAAGCGACGCATCCAAGATGGGGAGATCAGGCTGGTCTGCGCCACGGACGCTGCTTGCGAGGGGCTGAATCTGCAGCGCCTTGGTGCGCAGGTGAACATCGACTTGCCGTGGAACCCATCGCGGCTGGAGCAGCGGAAGGGGCGCGTGCAGCGCATCGGCCAGGCGCGAGACGACATTCACGTGCTGAGCCTGCGCTATGCCGGCACCGTGGAGGATCAGGTCTACGCGGCGCTGTCCCAGCGCTTTGGCGACATCTTCTCGGTCCTTGGCCAGCTTCCGGACGCCTTCGAGGACGATTGGATCTCAGCCGTGCTCAAGGATCGCACGGCGCTGCAGAACTTCTCACAGCGCGTCGAGACGGCGAAGCCACCAATGGAGCTGCGCTACTCTCTGGACATTGCCGACGATCAGGGCCTGGACTGGGAGTACGCAGAAAAGGTCCTCTCCTCGCGCGATATCGATGAGTGGATGCGACAGGGATGGTGACGGTTAACGCTTCCCCACCCTGGTGATGAGCATCGCGTCGATTTACTGTTTCATCTCGGGAACGTAGGCCAGAATATTGAGGGCCACCCGAATGGCGGCGGGAGAGCGAGTATGGCGATGCCTGATTACCAATCCCTCATGCTCCCCGTTCTCGAGATCGGCGCGAGGGGCGAGTCCTCGGTTCCGCTGGCTGCTGACGACATTGCCTTGCGCTTTGGGCTCACCAACGATGAGCGCGAGCAGATGCTGCCGAGCGGGAAGCAGCGTGTGCTCCACAATCGGCTGCACTGGGCCAAGTTTTATCTAACCAAGGCAGGATTGCTCGAAAGCCCAAAGCGTGGCCGCTTCGTGATCAGCGACGCTGGCAGGAAGGTGCTTGCCAGCCCGCCGACAGAGCTCAACACGAAATACCTCCTGGCAATCCCGGCCTTCCGCGACTTCTACCGCGGCGAGGAGGAAGCCGGTGCCGCCGGTCCGGTCATCGAGGTGGAGCCACCGGTCGCGACGCCCGAAGAGGTCGTTGACGCTGCCTATAAGGCTCTTCAGGCGGCACTACGCGATGAACTCCTGGGGCGGATCCTGCAGAATAGCCCGGCCTTCTTTGAGCAGTTGATAGTCGAACTCCTGGTGGCGATGGGCTACGGGGGATCACGTCTGAATGCCGCGGAGCAGCTCGGCAAGTCCGGTGACGGCGGCGTCGATGGCGTGATCAATGAGGACGTCCTCGGCCTCGATCGGGTCTATGTGCAGGCCAAGCGGCACGCGCCTGGCAGCACCATCGGGCGGCCGGAGATCCAGGCGTTTACCGGCAGCCTCGTCGGACTCGGCGCCTCGAAAGGCGTCTTCGTGACGACCTCCGCGTTCTCGGCCCAGGCCATCGACTTCGCATCGCGGATCCCGCAGCGCGTGGTGCTGATCAACGGGAAGCGCTTGACCGAACTGATGGTCGAGCACGGTGTCGGGGTGCGAATCAGCCGAACCGTTGAGTTCAAACGTCTCGACGAGGATTTTTTCTCGGAGGAGGAGTGATCTGCATGCCCCTCGCCGGACGGATACGAGGAAATGGGCGCTGCCGGGCACGCGACCCGTTACCATGTGGTGCTGGTCAAGAACGCGCTCCACGGGAAGACGGCAGCATCTCTAGCCGCAAGGCCTTGTACCCTCGATGACCGACGAAGAACGGCTCAGCGAGATCAGACGGCTTCTCTACGAATACAGTAACCGGCCGCCACTGAAGTTCCCGGCGGAGAGCGAGATTCCGAAGATCGCGCGGCGCCTCCTCGACGCTGCGAGAGGCCCTTCGAGCCTTTGGACGAAATGGGACAAGGATCGCGAGGCCGTAGCCCAGCGGGCGGCAATCCTATGGGTACCCCTTGATGATCTGCGCGATGCCCTGAACAGTCTCCCAGGCGAACCACTGACCGCAATTGACGTCGAACAGAGGCTGTACGCCATCAGGCAAGAGCAGGGCGGGTACGGCTACGGTGCCGACGACGAGCTGAAAGAAGCGTCGTTCGAGGCATATCACCAGGTGAAGGCGACGGGGACCGAGTTTATCGCCATCCTCGGCTGGCTTGAGGAATGGACCTGGGGTGCCGAAGAACGCCTTCGGCGAAAGCGCGAGATAGACCGGCGCGAGCAGATCGCTGCGGACAAGCGCAACGCGGAACTACGACTCCGATCGGGAGCGGACTGTCCCTGGACACAGATCGCCGGAGATGCCGATCTGCATAGTCGGAAGAATAATCGGCTGTTTCGCCTTCGGGAGTTAAAAAAATCAACGTCTCCTCTGGCACCGAAATTTGAGGTGCTGGAAGTGGCGACGCTGGATGCAAAGCGGGGGACCCAGATTGGTCAGTATCGCACGCGATCAGACGCTTCGAAGACCGTGATGGAGGTCGCGTATAAGCCGGATTGGCGCTGAACGCGTTTTCGGCCCGCCGAACATTTGAAGGGCCGGCGATGCTGTTCTCTGGAATATGCTTTGAGCGAATCCGTCTTTTGTCGCTGCCAGACGATCCGCCGAAGGCGGCGGGTACCGAAACCAACGCCCTGCCGCCGTACTTCTGGTTCGCTCTCGAAGTACGGATTTCGGGCAAGCGGGGTTCGAACCAGGGCAAGCGTCGACCGCGCGGAACTCGGCCTTTTACCTCGGTTTTTGCGTCCGTACTAAATCGGCCAAGTCAGGAGGTCCGGAGAGAATTGGCCTCGGGAGAGCGATTTTCGGGCGTCTCCGCGACGAGCCAGTCAACAGGTCTGCCCCGAAAACCCCAGGAAACCTGCCACTCAGCGCGGCGCTCGGTCGGGCGGAGAGCGCGGCTCGTATGGAAACTGGCGGACAGGGTGGGATTCGAACCCACGATACGCTTTTGACGTATACGCACTTTCCAGGCGCGCGCCTTCGACCGCTCGGCCACCTGTCCGAAGGGCGCGGACCATAGTCAGG